ATCAATATCATAATAGGGTGTGTATGCTTTAAAATATTTCTCAATTATCCTCATGCCTAAACTTGAGCATCCTATTCTCCCTCTCCGCGCATAAACTATTCTGAAGAGTTCATCTTCTCGCAGCCGTTTTATGTTCTGTTCAAATTCAAGTTGTTTGTTTTCGTGGTTAGTTTTTATCTTAATGAATTCTTGCGGTATGCCGGTTCCATGATTAAAAAATAACGAACCGAAATCTAAGTGATCTTTAGGAGGATTTATCTTTACCTTCTGCACTCGCCACCAATCACCAACGCTACCGTGAAGAACCATGCCATCAAGGTTATAGATTTTGTGGATCATTTCAAATGTTATCCCAGCACCAGAATTCACTTCGATCCCGAAATTCTCAAATACCAATCCTGTGAAGAATCTATGGAAGTAATTATCAATGTTTAGGAAGCCCCACTTTATCCCTAACCTTTTACAAACTTCTTTTGCCCTCATAACTTCGTGCGAGTTTTTATTCCCGATGCTGATATCACAAGTAAACGCTGTTAATCTTGACTTGTCCTGTATGAAGTGAGCTAAGAATCTTGAGTCATACCCACCACTTAAAAGCAATAGAAGTTTTTCATTATTTGATTTCTCGAAATTTCTTACATGATTTCCGAGTGTTTCTATGGCTTCATCAACCGAACTTGTTTTGCCGATATATTTATCAATCGGATCACTATATCGCCAGAAATGTCCATCACCGATTGTTTCTGATGAGTGCGGAAGTTTTCTGACATTCTTAATCGCTGATTGCTCAAATGCTTGATAGCCAAAGTTCAGATAATCGTATAATCCTTCATTATCAAACTCATAGGTATCCATAACATCAAGCATATTCTTTGATGCTTTGCCAGTCTTGGTATTGTAAAATACAGGTTCGCTATTAATCCAGTCGGTTTTCATTTTACTTGAATTTGACTTTGTAATAATTTGGCTGTATTATTAAACGCCCTCATCAAAACTTCTGGACTAATTTCTAATGGATATACATTCCCAGTTCTTGCCATCCCAGCCATTACACAATCAACTATCATATCCAAAACATCAATTAAATTTACATCTTCCGGTACTCCATCGGCCTGTAATAAATGATGCCGATTAACCTTCCGGTGATTAGTCCACCAACCAGTTTCTTTGAATCCAGTTTTGAAATCCGAATGAAACCAATCAACTTCAGTTATCTTATCAAAATCATGTTTCTCAATAGCATTGTCTATTAGATTCTTAAAATATTTCAATCCCAAAGCTATGTCTCCTATGTGTTGCTTGCTACTCTCCAATAAGGTTTCTCTGCTAACCTTTGACCAGTCACAACTTCTTGTATCTGCCGTTGCACTTTTATTTATTTCGATCATTTTTATTCCTTCATTTATAATTTTTTATCTGATAGTTCTTCTTCAAATATATAAGTTGTTAAGTGTTCTCCATTGTGAAAATATCTAACCTCATATTGTTTACCGCTTCGTGTGTACCAACAACTTAAAACCCTACCATAACAAGCTAACTCAATAACCCAAACCTTGTCCCCGAAATTAAAATTAAACTCTACTGTTGTTTTCATAAGCAATCTAAAACATCTTTTACTGAAGGTTCAATTAAGTTTATGCCCCTTACTCTGCACCGAACAAAACAATCTGTCCACCAACGGAATATCTGGATGGTCTTTATCCCTAAATTAGCGGCTATCTTGGCTATGCCGGAATCATTACCGATGAACAATTTACATTTTGAAATCATGTCGCAAACTGCGATTAAAGAATATTCTTGTGGATCAAGAACTTTTACCCCTGCCTTAACAAAGAGCAAACGGCTTATCAGTTCATCCCAATGCTGCCATTCTTTATTTTTATCTGCACTATACCGCGAAATTACTATATCGTAACTCGGCATACTGAAGTCTGGGGATTTTATTTTTTCAAATATTGGGTCTATCCCTAATGGTTTTAATAAGTCACAGTTAGATTCTTCCTCACCTTTATCTTGATCCATTGGTACTTTATCAGTAAAGATCATTTGTCTCTTCCGCCACCACGCCACGTGCCCAATCCTTTGAGGTACATTCCAAATCTTCGCCAGGTGTCTCTTATCCAGGCTAAGAAAATTATTAACGGATATATCAAACTTACCTTGAATTTCATATTTCGCCTTTATGTTATAATCTAAAATAACTCTCAATTCTTTGTTCGGACAGTAAACAGTAAGGTCGTGCTGTGCCAATGCTCTCAGCACCGGCAAGTAAAAAACAAAGTTCCCTATTCCCATGTCAGCGAAGGTTAGTATTCTTGTTGGATAACTAAAGTGTCCTTGTTTGGTTTGTTTATACATTATACTCCTCGCATACGGAATATCTTATTATTCTTGAATTCCAGTTAATGTTAAATTCTGGGATTGGTTCTTTTAATGCCAGCTTTATCGCTGAATATATCAAATTCGCTCCGGCAAGCGTTGAAGCAACCATTGTTCCCTGAACTCTTGGGTTACATTCAATTATTTTATTGTTTATGAATTGGAATCCGAATGCAAATTTTAGGTATAATGCTTCTGCCAGTTTCTTTGAGTATTCCACTAACTCGTCATTTTTTTCAACCGATGTTTCCCAACTTATGCCGTTCTTAATTTCATTCCTTTTACGTGGGATTGCTACGAACCTATCTTTGCTGCGGAAACAATCAACCGTATATTCATACCCTTCTATGTATTCCATTACAAGCATAGGTTTGAATTCGTCTTCTAGTAATTCAGATAATTGACTTACCGTTATATAGTGATGAAGTTTTTCTTCGAGAAACATTTTTTTATAATTAAGATTATCGTCTATTATTCTCATCCCTCTAGAACCATTTGAAATAGTTGGTTTTATTACTATCCTTTTGTTTCTAAGTTCAAATAACGCTTGGAATAATTCTTGTTTATTTTTAACTTCAAAATACTTTGGATAAGGAATCCCTATGGCTTCAGCCGTTCTCATTATCAAAGATTTATCATTAGCCAAATAATCTCTACCAGCAACGTTCACCTTACTATGAGTAAGTTGCTCAAGTTCGGCTGTATTTTGAGGAAGCATCACGTTTATGTTTTCTTTATCATAAATTTCTTCAACCGCCTCTATGTAATTTTCATCAGTTGCTTTTGGTATTTTATAAACCTTACAAAATAGAGAACCATATACTTTATCTTTACAATCAGTTCCTATTATTTCAATCTTGCGATTATCATAATTATTCACCAAAGAATAATGTGTTCCCCAAAATCCGGGCGCACCCGCACCAGTGACTAATACTTTAATGCTATTCATTTACTGGTTCATAGGTTTGTTCAAATATATCTGGTTTGCAAGGATAAAATTCTCCAGCAATCCCTTTAATAATATAGTCATTTAAGTCTGCAGTCATAGTCCCCTCTAAGGTGTCAATTTCGATATATTTGCGACCAATAACCCTAATATTTTGATCCATAAAATCAGCGATAGCATCTTCGCTAATTTCTCCGCCAGTAAATTGTATCGCCTCAATTACTACTGGTTTTTTACGGTATTTCATTTTTCTATACTCCTTATTATTTCAAATGCTTCGGCAAATTCTTTATCTATCTGACTCCCTCTCATTCGTGCAACAGATTCCATAAGTTCGGGACTATACTTTCCCTTTACTAATTGAGATTTATAATTCTCAATCAATTCTCTTTTCTTCTCAATATGTTTCTTTTCCAGGGGCACATAATACTGTGGGTTAAAATTTAACGTTGTGTAGGGTAACTCATAAGAAATTATCGAACATCTAAAAGCCCTTTGCATTTCTTCTGCTAAGGTTTTATGATCTTGGTGAGTATCGTAAAGAGAGGGGCCGACTACTAAATTTGGCTCAAAAGTAATTCTTAGATTTACCATTATATTCAATATTTTCTGTCTATCGCTTGGGAAATTTCTTACCTTAAAATCATATACAAAATAATCAACAAAACCATAATGTTTTATATTCATAAGAAATTCTTGATATGTTGCATCGCTATCAAATCCTTCTGGGATTGATTCCTCACATAATGAAAATACTGCGGGGAATATATTATGCCCTTCTTCCTTCCATTTGACCAAGGAACCACCACAACCTAATTCACAATCATCGGTATGGGGACTAAGTACGAGTATATTCATATATGTGCCTTTATTATTTTATCGAGTTGCTGCGCTCTGATTTCGAAGATATGGTTTTCAAGTGTTCTCTTCTGTCCTCGAAGCGCAATTTCTTTTCGTTCCTTCGGATGATTAAGTAGCCATGTCACTTTTTCGTTACATTCATCTGCTGACCTATAAGTCACTATCTGATCTTCATTAAAATATCGATTTGGTAAGTTCTCTGTTACTAAACACACTCTTAAGCCTGTGGTCTCAAACATTCTCATATTACATGCTTGTGTTGGTAATCCTCCGTGAATATTAAATCCTATCTTTGCTTTTGCAAGTTGTTTGTGCATATCAATTCCGTAAAGAGGTTTCTCATACTTATCGGAGAATAACGAATTAAAGTACCCGCCCTTGTTGCCATAGATTTTTAGTTTCTTTATCTCCTTAACGATCTGTATTCGTTTGTCGTGCTGATTCTTCCCACGAATAAATGAACCAAAGAAAACAAAATCTTCTTCTTCGGTATTGTCTATTTTTATTGGTTCAAAAGCATGAGGTAAAACATAATCACCGGGGAAGAACTTGCTGCAAGTCAACATTAAGTCAAAATCCTCTGAGTCATAAGTTAGGGGCGAACAGCAGTATCCTATTACCAATTTTACGGAGGGCACTATATATTTTAGGTTTCTTATCACACAGCCAACATCCTCAAAAAAAACTATTTCAGGTTGCAAATATTGTAACTGTTTGAGCAATAGATTATCGCCATAGATTTTATGATGATTACTCCATGCTCTTTGAAGATGCGAGTTAGCAACAATTTCTGTCGCTTCATAACCCAAAGCTATGAGATGTTTTGAATAATAGTCCGACCAGCCAAATCTTTGATTCATGAGGTGTTTGTGTTGATAAGGATAGGTTTGATATTCCATCCCGGGATTTTTTTTAAGATACTCTCGCAAGAATGGGCTATAATATCTAGTTATCTTAACAAATCTCATTTTTTAACTTCTTTTAGTATTTGTTGAAGCGTAGGGTTTTCTTCTGCATATTTTTGTTGCTCGGCTTCTAATAACTTAAATATTTTAACATCTATAAACCCTATCACAATAAAAGCAATTACCACTACCGGGATCAATAAAATTATTAACCACCAATCAAGTAAAACTCCTCTTGTTTGAAATACAACTATAACCATCATAAGAAATTGCACATACGCTACATACCAACGTGCCCTATCTGTATATATTTTCCAACGAACTAAAGTTTTTTTCATTTAGATTTTTGTAAAAAATGATCATAGCACGAATTGAATATCTGTAGGTCTGGACTCACTCTAAACGCTTCCGAATCTTTCAGTCCATCCATTCCGATAAACGGTTTTAATCTGCTGTAAGGTAAAACTTTGTAGCCGATTTCATCTACTTCGATTCGATAACCGGCATTCTTTAGTAAGGAATAACTATACTTAAATTGTTTCTCTTCGGTTAAATGATGTGAAATTAATTTTTCTTCCCAATCGTGATGAAACGTAGAAATTATCTGAAAGCGATAACTGTTCTTCACCTTCAGCAATAACTGAGGATCATAAAGATCCGTGAATACAGAAACATGATAACCCTCATCAAGCAGCCAGTTGCATAGTTCGGGTAGCCACTTAATTAAGGTAGGTTCGCCTCCGCTAACGTAAACTTCTTTTATCTTTACCGGGAAGTTTTTAATAAACTCCTTCCACTCATCAAGTGTGCTTTGTTTCGCTGTTGGCCTTATTCCGGTTGGCATTTCTAAAGTACAATAGCTACATGCCAAGTTACACGCATAAAGTAAACTTATCTGTACTGTTACGCCTCTTTTGAACCAAAGTGTTTTGCCGTAAAATTTCATATCCTTAACTCTCAAAATTAATTTAAAAATGCCGTAAACTAATGCCAGTCCTATTACTACATAGCCAAGCATGAACAATAAGCCGAAAACAGTTATCAGTATTGCGTCAAACGTTTCCATCAACACTTAACAAAATATGGTGCAAACAGAACGAATAGCATTAGCAGAAAAAATATCACCGCTACTATCCTACCAACAAATATCTCTTTATCAAAGTTTAGCATGTTTGGCAATCGGGATCGGTTAGGTGTTCTTTCTGAGAACTCGTGTGATAGATCTTGTTGAACTCCTCAGACTCAATGTTGATATATCTTAAAGACACCGAATCAGCATTCCCACCAAAGTTAAGCTGCACACTGCACTTCGCATGTGAGTGAGAAATCTTGAGTATCTCTTGCAACGTTCTACAGAGATTGGTGTCATCGTCTACTTCGATTTTCATTCCTTGAGTCCACCCGGTAATTTGGTTTTTAGTTTCTCGGTTAAGCTTTCCTCAAGCATAATCCTTTTGTACCTTGCTTTTATATCGCTAATAAAGCCGTTAATGATTACGTTGGCTTTTGATAAAAGTTTCCTCAACCCATCGGTAATGATCAGGAGAAGAATCACAAAACCTAAGAACGTCCAGAGACTGCTGAAGATAAATTGTAGGTATTTTAGTTCAAATATTTCTATGTTCATGATGGTAAACCTCCATAAGTCCCTTCATCATTTTTTGTTGATTCGTCTGGTTGGATTATTTTTTCTTCTTCGTTTGTTAGCGATGCTTCTGCAAGGATGTTTTCAAACTCTTCCAATGTCAGCTTTTCGCTTCTAAATGATTTTATAGCATTAACAAGTTTTGCGGTTTGGTTTTTGCTCTCGATGTTCATGTCAATTAATTCTTGGATAGCACTACTCGCTATTTCTTCTAACGATTCAAAGGGCAATATCGAACTGTCGGGAATAATTTTATCAATTAAGTTGTAATATTTAGCTCTGAGTTCCTCGTATCCCCTCCGTAATAAGCCGTTTTGAGAATTTATGTCTTGGATTTTATTTTTTAGCCCATCAAGAATTAACTCAATGGTCTCCTCATCAACTTCTATTTGCATATAATCTCCTTTGTTTCGGATTAATTGTTTATGATTAACAGCAAGCCCAGGGTTGCACGATCTTGTCACCGAGTTTCTAATTCAGTTATTTAATCTCCGGGCTTGCCTAAAGTTTTTCCTCACTCGTAATCGAGGTCAGCTACCGCATCTGTTTTTCCGTAGTCTGGACCTGGAGCCGTTACGTCCACTTCACCTTCACCCGCATCTACGAGAACAGCAAGGATGTCACCATCGCGGATGAGCGCGTGATCCTCAAATCCCATCGGATTATCCAGGTTGTGCTTACTCCCCGCCATGCCGTTATATAGCACCTTATCACCCACGCTTACTGTTGGCGTAACGAAATGTCCCTTCTCCGTGTATCTGCCAGGGCCAACATCAACAACTACGCCTATTTCTTGAGGCGATTCTTTGACGGCTTCGGGGATATATATTCCTCCCGGTGTTTTATCCGGATGTTCCGGCAGCACTTTGATTAGCACTCGATCTTGTGTTGGTATGATTCTGTATTTCATGTTACGTTACCTCTTTGTTTTTGATTAGTAAGTTTAATTTATTGTTCCTTCCAAACCATGAATCTCATACTGCTGTGCATACTCCTCGCATGTTTGAAGAAAGATTTCTTTTATTTGTTCTTGTCCTAATTTTCTTGGCGAGACAATTATTATCCCGCAGTTGTTATCATCGGGGTTGTACATCGTTATTCCCACATATCCTTTTGCTGTTGGAAAGTTGTTAAAGAAGAATCCTCGGCTAAGGAGATTATCCCAACGGTCTGGATCTTCTTTATACCATGTTTCTTGAGTGATGTCCATATTGCCTTAAAATTTGCCGAGAGTTTTGTTTACAGGGATAATAAGACTTCCAGTTGCTCTCGGCATAGAGATTATTATTTTACTCTCTGTTGTTTCGCTGGCTTGCTCATTATCTGATTTTAATATCTTCATTTTTCTTAACGTGCCTTTGCTGTCCTTGTAGTAGCACTGTCCTTTATGATCACCGTACACGTTGTCTTGCGTTGGGTGCGACCTTAGCTGGTACGCAACTTGGTGTCTCTCAATTATCTGACCGTCATCGAGTTTTACTTTACCGTTGGGTAAGATTTCCATATCAATTCAACTGATACTGTGGTTTCGCTTTACCGTTACCACGCTTTACGTTAAGGATATTGTCCTTAAGCATTTGCTTGATCTCAATATCTTTTTTCGTGTTATCGAGAATCTGTCCTCTTACGGTTTCTTCCTGTCCCTTCACTCCGAGCTTTGCCATGATCTGCTGAATAGCCATCATCATCTGCTGTAACTGTTGCTGCTGAGGACTACCGGAGTCAATCTGTTCCCAAGTTTTTTTAATTTCATTACCAAATGGGAAACTACCGGCTTGAACGAGTATCGGCATTATTGCGTCTGCTCTCTCCATGGACTTCGGTGTACCTATCGATATCAGCGCATCAAGCAACTCACTCAACTTGTAGAATTCCATTTCCTTAGCATTGCCGCTATACGGTGTATCGCTGATTTCGAAGTCATACTCGCCTATGGTGATGTCGTTCTTTACTTTCCTTATCAGGTTGCCGGTTTCTACATCGATTCCGTACTGCTGTTCATTTACCCTTACTTCTTTTTCTTGGCCATCATCTTGCGTTATCCTGAATATCCTTGGAACCGTAACTCTGTTCTGGATTATTGCCCAGCCTGATTCGGCTACAGACAAAGCAGAGTTGCTTACGTTGTTAAACATATAGCTGAATGATTTTTCTTCCTGACTTCTTACTGCATTAAAATGTTTGCCGGAAGTTACGCCCTTCTCAATTCTGCCTCTTATGGATTCCGATGTGTTCGCAATCCTATCCATGATCGCGGGTGTTTCTTGCATCCCCTTTATCAGGTCCGGGGATACGGTCTGCTGAATTTCGGGCTTTATCAAGTTAATGTATCCCGGTCTCACTCTGCGATAAGGAGCCAATCTTCCGCTCTCCCAATCTTCCTCATAACCGTTAATCGCATTAGCATCAAGTATCCAGCCATTGTTCGCGTACTTCCACAATAATTCTTGATTCAGACTAATCATTTTGTTATAAGAGCTTTGTGGATCAATTAAATCGTCAATAACGCTCTGTGCCTTCAGTGTGTCGGCATGATAGTCATAGCAATACTGAGGAATATAAACATAACCCTTAATCTTGAATGGATAGGGCTGCTCATTTACCTTCAGCCGGAATGCCGGGATTACTGCTGTTACATATTTATTAGTGGTGAGTTCCATATCAGGCTCACCATCAAAGCCGTATCGCTCTTTAATGCTGTTAATTATCTCACCGTTATTGTACCTGTACCCATCGGGTGGTTTCTCATTAAGTCGCTCAAACTCTCCATGGTAGCTGTCGGTAATGTCGAACAGTTTATTCGGTCTTTTGCTGTCCCCGATTACTAATCTCCGCTCTGTTCTTTTTTCGTGCAACTCTAAAACATCAAATTTGCCTGTTAGCGGATCATACCAATTCATAAACTTGCTGACTGTGCTGTTAGGGCTGCTGCCAGTTATCGTTTCATACACAGCTTGAAATAGGTGTTTGAGTTTTTGTGTTAGGTACTTATCTCTTTTGTCCGGGTTATAATCGTAGAAAACTTTCCCCTCGCTGATAAGTGCCTCTTGCATTTCCTCATCGTTACCCGCAAATTTGTTGAAGATCTCATCAAAGCTTAGTTGGTGTTTCCGCATAACGTAACCAGCTTGCTCCCAAGTAGGATCTGCGTAGTTAGGTTCAAACCTTACCGTCCGAGGATCGCAATCACCAATCTCTAAGTCACCATACTTGTTATTCTCAAAACTCCAACCCAAAGTATAAACCCCGAACTTTGCAATGATGCTGTTGTTAAATACTTTCGTTCTCCTCCAGTCAAACTTTGTGCGATGGAGAAAGTGATCAAGAACTTCTGTAACTATTCCCGCGAGCTCTGTGTCACCTCCGCTAGATGGTTTGGCTATTATCTTTTTCCGGTTGCTCAATTCTATTGCGTTGATAACGTTAATTACTTGCCTGAGAAGGTTGTAGCTGCTTACTTGCCTGCCCTTCTGTTCATACGCATCCTTCCACTCTTGGAGCCATTGACTTGAACTAACTGTCATATCAAATGCTCTGGTCTGGTCCTTATTAAGTTGCTCAAAGATAGGATCAAGCGAAGTCCAAAGCCTCATCATGTTGAAGAGACAATCTTCATCGTTTATTTTGAAAGATCGGTTTTTCATTTTAATTACCTCTTAAAAATCTATGTTAATTCGGCATCAGTTATTTTATGTACCTTCTCTAACATTGTCACATAGCAAAAGATTTGAGAAGTAATAAACCTCATACTCATAGTATCATCATCACTGATAATGACCTTGTGATTAGCAAACATTTTAATAAATGCTATCGCTTTACTTCTGCACTTACCAAGTCTATTGTGAGTTATCAAATATCTTATTATTTGCATCTTGTTTAGGTTCAATTTTTGTATGGCGACAACCTGAGTTTCTATTTTGGTGTTGCGTGTGTTCATTCTACCTTGTCATAAAACTTTGTGGTTTAGGTTTGTTAAGCTCGGCCAACCATTTGGGCATACCATCTTTTTTCGGCTCCTTAAATGTACTCAGCGCAAATATACCCAACTTGCAATCATCTAGGGCATGATCTTCAATCTCCGGGTCATTCCCTCTGCCCTTAATATCCTCAACTATCTTAGGATCAGACTCAACCGTTGTCATTTGCTGCACTAACGGTTCATTCAATCCTCTAAACACAAAAAACTTATCCGGGATTAGAGACTTCCATGCCCACCAATTAGAAATTCTGCTGCCGGGTCCATCGTTACCTTTGACTAACGTTAATCCTTGCCGGTCAAAATACTGGAAGATAGTTTCTTCATTACTGACTATTGCGTTTTTATCAACCTTAGCAAACGCATCCCTACCAGCAACGATTGTTAGTGGTATTCTTCCTCCTGTCCATTTATGCACCGGAGAGTTAGGATCGGTAAGCCACTTCTTAATAGCTATTGCATGATCAGGTATGTTGGTGATGTTGTAGTAGGTTCCAACGCGATAAACATTACCCTTAAAATCTTTTGCTTGCAATCCAAAACTTAACGGTGAGGAGAATCCCGGATCAAGACTACCTACCATGTGCCATTCCGGAGGGATTGAGAAAGGATCAATTATTTCTTTGTTACCATCAAACCCCTTGAAGAACATACCGGCAAACACATCCCATTTTCCGTACAGATAGGCTAACTTTAGTTGTTCAGGTAATCCAGATAGGTTCTGAGCATAATCGGAATATTTTAGGGTGAAATCAATCCTCTGTTGTTCTGTCCATTTAAGATAATAGTCTCGTATCGTGTATCCTTGTCGCAATAACTCGCGCATTGACCAATAAACATTGTCCCAAACATGAGACTGAATAAAATAATAATCTTTTGGGTTCTCGTTGTTGAGGTAAGTCTTATCAACAAAGATACGCTGATAGAAACCATGGCTTACACCTCCCGGATTGCCGGTAAGAACTATTTTCGGTTTACTTGGTAGCTTGCCTTGCGGATCTCTGTTACTTGTTTTCAAAAATTCTATCATGGGCTGAGTGCTTTGAGTTGCCTCATCCACAATGATCAACGGATAACTCGGACCTTGAAACTTATAAATATCCGCTTCTGCCTCTGCATAGCCGAATCTTATCATCGGCAATTTGTTCACAGGATTGTAAAGGATTTTATCTGAGGAGTTATAAAAGTTTCTTAGCGCGGGAAATCTTTCGAAGATGGGATTGATGTGATTGTCAAGAAGTTCATTGTAGTAGCGTCTGAAGATTAGCGTGTAAATATTATACTTAAGTCCAAAACTTAATGCGATGTCATCAGCAGCCCACGACTTTGCGCCACCTCTTGCCCCGCCGAATCCAACCCAACCATAACTACCGAACTCAACAATATTATTTAATTCTAACTGTTTAGGTTGAAGTCCAACGTTTATATTAAGCATGATGATTAGGCAGAGGATTATTTTTCCCATACATCTTTAGGTTTCAGATTCTTTTGTTAGGTCAGTAATTGTGAGTACAACTCCTCCTTCGATTGTCGCATCGACTCGTTGTTTTGCTTTGCCATATTTCTGATCGAGGATATATTTAGCTGCATCTACATCACCATCCTCACGCTTGGCCATTTTATTTCGCAACACTTCCATTGCAGCCTTAACATCTTTTGCTTTAATAAGCTTTAGGAATTCACCTCTGATCTTATCAACTCCGCCTTTTGGTCTTCCTGCGCCCGGACGAGCTCCACCTACTGGCATGTTTGTTCTCTCGTTATGATTAATAACTTTTGATAAAAATAAATTATTAAAATAATTTAGTCAATATGTAAACTTACATTAAAAATAAAAATGCCCGGCGGGGATTGTCCGGGCATGTTGGGTGTCATCACTATGCTTCTAACTATTTCTCTTGAGGTAGGTTTGTTTTGTGGTGGGATATACTTTTTTGTGTTATCATCTTCCTCCGAGTTTATTTGTGTTATTCGGGTAACGATTCGATTCCCTTCCAAAAGTATTAGCGGAGATTTGCCCCTTGCTTTGTCTCTAATTTGATATTGTTTATAAGTGTGTCTAATTGTGTTTTGTCATTATATCCACTGCCTTCCATAGCATGGTACAATTCATAATGAGCTTTCCATAATTCACTATAATAAAATATTCTTTGTTCTTTGTTACATTCGTTCCAACAATGTTCACAAAGAGCGAATAACCCCCGACCTTTACTGTAGGCAACGCCATGTCCGTTTACATATCTCCATTGTATCCCGCAACGATTACATTCACTATAGTGTGATCGGGTTTGATGGTTAGTCACAAAATCTAATCGTTCTTTATAAACCAATAAATTAAATCCGGGTGTTGTTTCCATATAATCTCCAGTTTTGGTTTGTGAATAAATGTCCGGGGTAAAGTCAACGAACCAACAAATAAAAAGGACTGCTAATAATGTTTTCAAGTTATTCTCCTTTAAGTTTTTAGGTTTTTTGTCTTGCTCGTTAAAAAGGTTTGCCTTGGCTGTTTCTTTTTTGTCAAATGGAAATACCCACAACTAGGGCAACGGTAATAATACTGCAGAAAGATTCTGCCAAACCATTTTGCTCCTTTTCTTGTTCTGTATGTTCTCTTTTTACAAGGTGGCATAATTAGTTTTAGCTTCTCTAATTAGTTCGTTTATAAATTCACAAAATGCCACATTTCATCTCTTAACTTTTCGCTCCTAAATAACCATTGTTCTTTTGTGCCACCAATAAAATGGAATGTTAGCGTAGGTACACCTTCATTGTCAGGGTAATAATGTTCTCTTGTCTTTTCTGTCTTTGTTACCAGCTCAATATTTATAGCATTATTCTTAAAATCATATTTCCCAATTTTTACTTCGCCTTCTGGGTGTGTTATAAATTTTGCCATTATCTTTCCCTCAAATAGTTTTTAATTTTATAAAATCAGAATCACGGGCGAGACTCGAACTCACATTGTGGGCTAGTCAGCAATGTTTCAGCCTTTACCACACCGGCTTTACCAGTTAAGCTACCGTGATTCTTTGTTATCTCAACTCCTTCACATAAATTTTTTCCGTTATGTGGTTGTAGCGGCTGTCGAACAGGATGCACCGGATACTGTTCACCTCCAAATTATAATTATCTGCTAACGTTTCCAACAGCCGTTCTTCTCCGTTTTTCTTCATGCGCCTGTAGTCCCGTTTGATCTGGAGGTTACGCAGCGCAACCTCGTTGACGATACCAAGCTTTCGGAACTTATCAAGGTCCTCTTCAGCGATAATTATTAACTCTTCGTTCTCAGTCATAGTGCTATCCTTCAACTCCAATTACTTTTAGTGCTTCGCTAACAGTTTCAACAACGTACACTTTGCCCTTCCACTTATCCCGGAAGATTAGCTGCTCTGTGCTTAGTTTCCCACGTGCGTCTTTGTTTTTAATTTCAATCAAGTGATTGACTCCGAAGATCGCCACACATAAATCCGGGAACCCTCCACCAACTTGACTAGTGATTGCTACCGTTGCACCACAAGCCCGCAACGCCTTAACAATTGCTTCTTGGTTGTTGTCAGCTCTCAAACAAATCACCTACAGCTTTTTTCTTTTTACGAGTAAGTGCTGAATTAATTGCATGATGTTTTGAATCATATCTCAGATGACAACGTTGACACATTGCTTTTAGATTTTTTCTTCTTGAATCTTTTTCATTATGGTTAAGATGAGCAACAGTGAGAATAACTTTACCATTCGCCCACCTTGCTAAGTCACCGTGTTTTTCAACGCACCTTCTTCCATGATGTAAACCGCACTCACCCTCACATTCACACTGACCTTTTGCACGTTCGAATCGAATCTCATCGGAAATCTTTTTCCAGTTCTTTGGATATTTCGTTTTATCTTTTATCGGCATTTTTCTCCTTTATGCTTGCTAAAATACTATGTGCCAATCTTAATTTTCCCAAACTTCCAGACGACTATTATTATTACGATTAAAGCCAAAGTGACAATCCCAAAAGCTATATAACCAATCACCGGAACTTGTTTTACTATAACTGTGTCGGGTTTAACTGGTGTAAAATTAGTATCAAGATCACCAATCCAATGAGGGGTTATGTCCACATAGAGAGAATCGATATCATGCCAAATAGTATCCGCAAGAATTGGTTTTGGCTTCATCTTGATTTTTACCTTAACCGAGTCACCTTTGGGCGTTACCGTGCTTGCTTCATAAACAGTAGCCAAAGTAACTGTGTCTATCTTGCCCACAATTTGATTTGAGGGGAACACTGCTTCTATCTTGTCTGGTTTGATTTGCTCAATTCTCTCATTCTGGACGTATCTCGTTCCGCAACAACCCATGAAGATAATTGATACTATACCAGCGATAATAAATTTTATATTCATTTTTCACCTTCTTTGTCTGTTAGTTTCACATACGCATCAAAGAGCATTTGTACTTTTAAGAACGCCTCTAAATTTTCTTCCAGTTGCTTTCGTAATTCCTCAATTTGCCAGTCCTTAATTTCAATCTCAAACTTTAATCGGGAGATTTCTGCTTCTGCCACATTCAACATACGCTCACAATCCCGATATTCTTCTATCCCCTTCCAAATTATTGTCGTGTCTGGTTTCTCTTGAACTGGCTCTCGGACTTCTTCACCGCAACGCAAACAAGTATATGAAACTATGTTCTGATCCCAAGTAATCATAAGAGTTCTATCTGCTAAGTCCACATATCTCGGCGGGAAATACATGTCGGTTACGCTTGTAACATCTGGTCTAACGTGTCCTCTTTGTTCACATAGTTTGTCTGTTTGCGCAACCAATAAAGTGCTGCAAAATAGTATCCAGAATATTGTTTTCATTTCTTTCCCTCCAATATCTTTTGCTTGAGTTCGGTGAGTATGTGTTGAACTTCTAATACCGTAATATCTAATCTGCTATGCAACATTTCCTTTACCTCATCAATCATCTGGATTATCCCTTGGTCGTGTTCGGCGGCATATTCTGCCATCATTGCCACCGCCAATTTTTCAGCATCATTTTGTGGTAATTCATTGAATTTCTCTTGCCAAAATTTTGTTGCTGTTTTCACTTCTTCGCCTCTAATTCGGTGATGCGGACTAAATCGCTTAATATAACAGCGCTGTATGTTAGTTTTTCTTTACGAGATAATTCTTTGCCGTGTTCCATAATCATTCCCTCTATTCTTGTCTTTTGTCTTGTTAGTTCCTCAATCCTTGCTTCTGTTAGCTTTTGGGAAATCCAGCCCTCATAATTTATGCCCTCAAATGTTTTAATTAGTTGTTCTGCGAATTTCCACACATCACTATCTAGTTCTACACAATTAAGATTTAATAAGCCAACTATTGTTGCTGTTATTTCTTCTTTAATTTCGTTCATGGTTAATCCTTAAATTTAGGTTGTGGTGTGGTTCTAATTATTTCCATTATATCGCCATGTGTTTTCTCTGGCAACTCTCGTGGATTTTCAAAATATTCTTGGGCACATTTCTCGCTCTGCAACCTCATTGCTTCGGTACATATCTGGGTGGCAGTGTTTATTTGGGTCATGTTACATCCAACCCCACACATTGCTTCTCTCAGTTTTTCCTCTACCGTTTTCATTGTTGGTTGTTCCGGTGTCATTTTGCCTCCAGTTGGTTGTCTACAATATCGGTTGCAAAAACTACAATACTAAAAAAACTTATTATACTTAAAACAACAAGGATGATGAGTGTTGGCGGTAAATACCAAGTTTCTCCAGTTATTTTAATCTGCCAAACAATAAAAGAATCTAAATACACAAGAATTATTGTCGCACATATTGATAATAACAAACGAGTTTTTTTGTTTGCTAAGTTCATAAGTCCTCCAGTTGTGATAGTTTATTGATATTTTTCATTTTCTTTTTTTAAGGGGAGAAATATTTTAGGTAAATTTTAATTTATCAGCGATCACATTTAAGTCAACACCGTTTATATTTCCGTTAAAATTCTCAGTTTCTTCCTTCTCGTTGTCCTTCAGCAGCGCAGCTTTTTCTTCTAGTGCTTTTGTCTTAGCATCCTTGATTTTACCTTCAATTGTTTGCGATAAGTAAGCAAAATTCTTTTTTTCCGGTGATAAACTGTTGAATCCCGATAGTGTCTCTGCAGTGATCCTGAAGCAAGTTTCCTTCCGCGCTCCCTTCGTAGCGGTAACGATGTTGTATATCCTGGTAATCTCAGACTTAGTGGGAGCGGTTCCGTTACAGAACTTAGCGATCAGTTTTGTTATTGAGTTTCTTACGGAGTCGGTGTCAGCGAAGTCAAAGGGTAGGCAGTCTTGGTAAAAAGTAAAGGAGGAAAAATTATTAAAAAGTAAAGACGGTTCGTTAGAGTTATCAACAGAGTTATCCACATCGGGAGTTAAGGTTTCCTGTTCTTTACTGTTATGTTCTGTACTGTTCTTTACTTTACTGTTCTTTACTGTGTGGAAAAGTTCCTCTGTATTTAATAAAAGTTCGGGTGAACTTTCTTGTTTTTCGGGTGAACCCTTCCTTTGTCTAGCTTTTTCACGAGTTTTCATCGCCTCTTCGAAGGACTCCTTTATCTTTTTAGTGGTAAAAATATTTGACTCAATTTCAATCAAAAGTTCGATCTCGTCACTACAAAGCGTAGCAATAAATTCCATAAGATCCTCAATGGCCAAGTCAAGTTCTCCGGCAACAACTGCTTTGTTTCTGCTCTTGGTTAAATCAAGCTGGCAATTTTCTTTGTCGGCAATGATATTGTTCAGCGCCCAAAACTTTCCTTCATAGGCCCACCCTTCCTGACCATAAGTTGCTCTTAAAAGCTTAAACTTTGGGTGACGGTGCGAGTCCTTTCGGTGTGGATACCACTCAATGTTTTTTTTCATCGGAAGATTGTCCACATTATTTTATCCACAATTAACCTCCGATTAAATATAACAGCCCTCGCAGACAGCAGATTTCCAAACTATCAGTGAAGATAGGATAAAAATTGTCCTTGAGGGCCAAATTTGATTTCATATTAATTACCAATAATTTAGATATCTGCTATGCGATAATAAAACAAAAAAACTTTATAAACAAGGAGAATGTTCTCATGTGCTGATAACAATATTTCCGCTACGAATCTTTTCAAAAATGATGTCAGCACATTTTTTTGCTTCATCACATTCTCGCTTTGTTGCACCGTAAGAAACAACCTCGAACTTTCCTGTAGTTTCATTTATTGCGATGATGTAAACTTTGTTGTAGTCAAACTTTTTGCCGTAGTCCCTTGCAACGGCTACTTCAGGTGAAGGGTTCCATGCCATACTTAATATCCTTATTTTTTAAAGAACTTCCAGTCTAATTTTTCTAATATACCATCACATTTTGTCCAATCCATAACTTCACTACAATTCTTGCCTTCGTTGCTTGTCCTTTCCCCATTTGGCTTTCTGGTTTCACCTACCATTTGTAAACACTTGGGACACACAACCCATCCGCTTCCAATTATCCCAAAATTTTTTCTGTCAAATAATAAATCATTCGCATATCTATAAAATGATCGGTAGATTGATTCGCTATCAAACTCTTTTTCAATTGGTCTAATAACTTGTTCGCATTTCTCTAATGCGTTTCCTCCAGTCCCATCACGTCCCCAAAATAAGCCATTGTCGCTTGAAATTTTTATTATTGCCAAACAGCTATGTGCTGATTCAATAGCGGAATACATCTTTTGAGTTAGTCTTAACAGCTCGTCTTTTGTTAAATTATCGAAAGGAGTCTCGCCCCATCCCAGTTTTATCATTTTACCCTCTCAGCATTTTAATGTAAAAATCTTCTCGCCTCTGCAGCTGCTCAACGGTTTCGAACTCCATTTCCAAACCGCCGCTTTCCCGCCATTTCTTATGTGCAAACTTCCAGTCCGGCTTTATGTTGGTGTTTCCGTTACGGTTCTTGAGAGCAATCTTCTTCGCCAGGAGGTTCAACCTCTCCCGGATTAACTGCTTCTGCTGAAATACCGGCAGTTCATTGAACGGCTTTCTATGATCGATGCTGAATTTAGCTCCTCCGTTGGTTAGCTCAACGTTCACGGCAATGGTTTTACTTTCTGTGGCTTCGCTCCCGAGCATTGTGAACTTACCTTTTAGCGCGGGAGTGTAATCGCCAAACATCTCCGGTTCACCTGTTCCGGCTTTTGCCCGCTCAGCTTCATCGAGTGCGTGCTCTCTTTCCATCTGAATAGTTTCGGCAAGCTTAACAATATCCTTGTCTTGTGGGATGAAGATATAAGCATCCTGATGATGAAGCCCGGTAATTACCCTCACGAACCGTCCAACTGCTTGCCTGAAGAACATTTCTGTTTTAACTATGGTGAAATAAACTCCCAAGCGAAGTCGAGGAATATCAACCCCCTCGCTGACCATCTTTACAGAAACAAGCCAACGCTCGTTCGAATGCTTAAATTTTTCAATATTCTCATTGCCCTCCTGATCTTCGCTGATAACGATAGGAGGCATTTTCCCGGTTAATTGCTCCACAACCTTGGCAATCTCTTTTGCGTGCTGCTGAGTTGCAGCAAATACCATTGCTGCTGCATTTGGATGGCTGGCTCTGATTTCTGATAACTTATTATTTGCTGCCCTCAATACATCCTTTACCCAATTACCATGAGGATCGAGTGCGGTCCTTAGCCGCTTACTTACCTGATCCGGGTCTAAGCTTTCCTTAAAGTTGTGATCAAATTCTTGTGAACCAACCTTCCATTTCATTTGTCCATCATGGATGGTAAAGTAAACAGGACGGCAGACATTCTCCTTTATGGCCCGGTCGTAGGAATAGGTGTAATCCGAAACGCTTACCCTATTCTCATATTTGATAAAAGGAATTAAGGCATCATCAGATCTAAAAGCAGTACCGGAAATTGCCAAACGAAAAACAGCATTCTCATAACTATTTTTTATGGCATCTCCCCACGACAAACTTTCCCCGGCATGATGGATCTCATCAAATATTACCAGAGTGCGCCTGCTGAACGTGCTTTGAGCATGGACCTTCTTTTTATCCTGACCTAGCAAAGCATAAGTAATAACTATTCCGTGATAATCTCCCGCCTCACAACCCATGCTATTGCTGAAATCGGGATCAATGTCTATTCCCGCAAAGTTAGCAGCTTCCTCCGCCCATTGGCTTTTAAGATTATCGGTCGGAGTAACAACCACAACTCTCTCACATATCTTTTCAGATAAGAAGTAATGAGCAACCTTCAAAGCAAATTTTGTTTTTCCGGAGCCCGGTGTAGCCACTGCAAGGAAATTCCTTTCTCCTTTTTCATAAACAGCCAGCAAAGCTCTGAATGCCTCAGCTTGCCATTCGCGTAGATTAAAAACACGGTCAATGATGTTTCGTTTAATCATATTACTTAAAACTCTTCGCTAATTTTTTTATTATTTCTTCGGCAACTCGAACAGTTATTGCATTACCTAAGCATTTATAGCGTTGAGAATCAGAAATTCCTTCTGTCCATCCATCGGGGAATCCTTGTAAACGTTCGCATTCTGTCGGAGTGAGTCGCCTAATATTATTCATAACACTTACGCCATTTGGTTGACTACTCCTTATGGTATATGCCTCTCTGTTTTCATCACCTATGTTCGTTCCATTTTGTGAAGCCCATGCTAATTCCGAATGACCTATTTGCACTGGTTTAACCGCATATAATCCTGTTTTAGCACCCATTCCACCACCATTCTTAATTGTTCTTGCAAGCCCTTCTGTGTCATAAACTCTTGTCGCTTCTGAATCTTTGCCTATGGTTGCTACTTGGATTAGATAACTTTTTGATGACATTTGCGCTTGATGTGCCGGAACAATTCCATCTTCATGGTAAATTCTATTCTGTTGATATGGTTGTGTGCCACCGCTCTCTTTGGAATTATTAATCTGGATTAAATCATTATGCCCAATACCCGTATTCGCCCGAAGCGGGGGGACAATATTATCTTCTCTCTCTACCCATTTTCTGCTTAATCCGGAATTTGATATTAGGGTTGTGCTTGAATCAAATCGCCATTGTGGAGAATTATTTTTTGTTCCTATTGATCCGGCAATATTTTTGGTTTGCCGAATCCCGCTTTCGTTATCGACTTCATTGCCTTCTCCGATAGGGAATACTTCTGGTCTGGGTTCTCCTCTAAGATGTCCGACAAAGTATATCCGCTCTCTATTTTGGGGTAAAAACCATTTAGTGTTAATAAGTTGCCATTGTCCATTATACCCAATGTCGGTAATGGCTTGTAAAACCGTAATAAAATCTTTGCCTTCGTGGGATGAGAACAGTCCCGCAACATTTTCAAAGATAAAATATTTAGGTCGCTTTGCGTTAATGATTCTAATTGCTTCGTGAAAGAGACTACTCCTGTGTCCGCCAAATCCCTTTCGTTTCCCTGCGATAGATAAATCTTGGCAAGGGAATCCAAAAGTACATAAATCGAAGTCTGGTATTTCTCCCTCTCGAATAGTTCTAATGTCTCCATAATTTTTTATTCCCAGAAAATGTTTTTCGTAAATCTTAATTGCGTATTTATCTATTTCAGAATAACCAACTATCTCAAGTTTGTCTCCGTAGACTCTCTTTGCTGCTAAACTAAATCCACCAATGCCGGAAAATAAATCAAGCAATCGTATTCTTCCCATCTAAAACAACTCCTCAGCAGCTTTAATGTGGCCGCCGTTTACTTTTATCAAACCATTTCGCATTATCTCAATGCCGCTCGTTCTATTGCTGTTAAGTTCCAAGTAGCCAGGACAACAAACAAACTCTTACTTACTCGTTTTAACAGAATAGGATCAACCGGAACATCTTTCCAGTCGGCTTCCCAAAGAATGTAATAACGATAAAGCGAACCCTTCGGTCTGAATCTTGGTGGGATTGTGGGGACAACCGCCATAATTCTGTCAACCTCTTTTGTAAAAGTGCCTTCCCTAAAATCTATGGTTTGACCGCGCTTCCACCAACGAGTCATCTTGAATACCCCTCCCCCATTTCTATATGCTTCAAAATAACATTCCTCTGCATCTGCCCTAATTACTGCAAGCATGGGGCGTCCGTTTTCGTCTGTACCCGCATTTTTAATCACCTCAATGATATCTACGAGTTTTCTCCCCTTGCTTGCGTGAAAGAAGGCTTCTTTCAATTCCCGATAGTTTTTATTCGGGTGATTTTTCTTAACGGCTTCTAAATACTCTTTGTATTTTTTCTCTGCCGTTTTACGATGAATTTTTAGTGTCTGGATTTTCATAACACACTCCTTTTTTTTAGGTTAAAAGTTCAAGGGCTATCTGTATGCCGATGTTAGCTTTCATTTTCCTCATCACTCACGAAATCATCCTGGCTGGACTCTTGAAGAATTTTTATTATCTTCCTTTTAGTATCCAATGCAAAGTCTTTACTTAACATCCATTCGCCAAAACCGGGATCATCTTCAACCGGCACGCCCTTGGCTTTCCCTATGTTGTAACAAACCTTCCCATCCTTATTGTAAACGAGCTTCCCGGCATAATCGACTATCTTCCTATCATCATATTGTGAAAACTTCGAAAGGCTGTCAACTGAGTTTCCAATGTCGGGATATCGTTTGACCTGTGCATTTAATACTTCAAGCGTAGCTTCAACATCAGCCAGGGCCGAATGAGCACCATCGTGTTCTTTATCCAAGAAAAATTTTACTGCCGCAGAAAGCGTACGCTCTTCTTTTTTCTTAAATATTACTGCAACATCAATGAACTCTGTCTGCTCATTAAAGATTTCAATATCAAGTCTGAGCATTTTTTCAACCAACATAGGCACATCAAAAGTGTTGCTGCTATAACCGATAACATCACAACCCGAGAATATTTTTTTAATTTCTTCTGCCTTATCTTCGAAATGTGGCTCAGACTTTACATCCTCGTCAATAATCCCATGTACCTTGGTTGCTTCTTCGGGTATATGCATTCCCGGGTTGAAACGATATACAAATTTTCGGTACCGTTCCTCCGGGAAAATATTATTAGTATCGATTCTAATTATTGCAAGTTCTATGATTTCATCTTTTACCGGGTCGGTGCCGGTAGACTCGATGTCAAAAACCACAGCCGGTTTATAAAGTATTAGGTTCATAATCAATTCACTTCCAGTTTTAAGTAACCATTCGCTTTTCTTTTATTCTTATTATTTTGTGCTTGAGTTACGAATCGGCAATTGGTCGGCTCATAATTCCCATCATTATTTATGCGGTCAAGGTGTAATTCTTTCTTATAACCACTTGTGATTGCCCAATCATAAAATGTCTTAAAATTATTCTTCCACTCGTCACAAATTATTATTCCCCTACCACCCCAATCGCAATATTGTATTGCATTTTTATTGTAACATCTAACCTTCATTCCCTTCCACCTAGCATATAAAGGGTGATCGTGAAGTCCATGTGTAAATTTCAATGAAGCAGTTTTTTCTTTCATGAGACATCCACAGGATCTCGTGATACCATATATCAAATTAGAATATCCCACGATAGATTCATTACCACATTCGCATTTGCACAGAAACATACGCCTCGGTTTGCCATGAATATTTATTGTTCCGAAGTGTTCTGAAAGAATCGTTAGCCTACCATATTGTTTGTCCTGTAATTGATTAAAAGGGATTCTTTTCATTTGTAACCCTAATTAACATTTAATTGTAAATATCCGTCTTCCAATTTTATTCGCTGAGGAATCAAGTCAATCAGTTCCGGACGATGAGTGATGAAGAAAGTGTTATGCACCCCGCTTTTGTTATGTGCACTCCTCAACATTTCTAAAAACAAATGAGCATTGTTAAGATCAAGAGCTCCATCAACTTCGTCCGCAAAAGATGTTTGAATATTCTTTCCTTGCTGACGAACCACGAGCGAAACGGCTAAACGCAATGCGGTCTCAATCCAAACTCGCTCACCACCGGACTTATTGCTTAGCTCGGTTACACCTTCCTCCTCAACTACATTTATGTCAAAGCTTTCCTTGAAGCTTTTCTTATCGGCTTTAAGTCTCGTGGTTTCGAATACGATTCTAAATTTGTTCTCGAAGATGGAAAGCAGCTCGTTAGCAATTGTGGTTATTTCAATCCCGGAGTTTTCAAGCTTCAGTACAGGGATTCCGGTTTTGTCAAAAGCTTTAGTTAGGAAAGTCCAGTCACGGATCTCGTTCTCAACACCGGCTTTATCCTGGTTAAGCTTCTTAATCCGTTCTTCGTTCTTTTTTATCTGCTCGATTTGTGCCTCGGTGTTTGCTACATCCGAGTTTGATTTGTCGAGGTCTTTAGATAGCATAATTAGCGCTAATTTATTACCAGCAAGATCATCCTCAAACGAAGCCAACTCAGCAATTAATTCATTTATCCGATTAAAAAGTTTTACGTCAATCTTCTTTTTTAAGTCCTCAATCTCCGCCCCAATTCTTGTGATGTTAGCTTGATAGTTACTGGTTGCTTCTATTTTAAGATTCTCCGATCCGGTTACGCTCTGCTCAAGCATCTTTATTTCGGTCTCTGCATTCTTAAGTTCATTATTTAACTTTTCCCAATTACCGGCGTCAATGTTTTTTATCTCGGCGGTAAGTTTTAGAATATGGTTCTTATTCTCATCCAATTTATCTGAAACCGTTTTACTGTTTAGCTGATAGTTCTCGTCAATCACTTGCTTGTCGGTTCTTAGCTTAGATTCTGCTTCGTGAAGTTCCTTCTCGAGTGTATCGCCATCTGCAAGTATGAGGTTCCGGCTACCGTATAAATTCTCAAGATTACTTTTCCCTATATAAGCATTGATTAAGAACTTACAACTTGATCCGGTTTGCTCATCGCATGGCACTTCCTTGATCAGCTTGGTTTCGTTTTCAATACGGAGAATTTCTTCGTTACACTGTTTGACAGCATTGATCAAATTGTTGCTCTTTGTACGGAGCTCGTTCACATGATTTTCTTGAGCGACTAGCTCTTTGAGTTTATCAGAATAAACCTTCTGCAGTTCAGAGTAATCCCTTTGTAACTGATTGCCGGTTTCTTTTGCTGCATCAACTTGACCTTGAACTTGTGACTTTCTCTTAAGTGCTTCCTGTATCTTCCCGGAGTTCTCAAGTAGCTTTTTGTTCCTATCTATCAGCTTTTTGCTCTGCTCAATTTCAGAGTTATAGCGAATGATTTTTGAATTATGTTCTTTAGTAAGTTGATCAATGCTTTCGGTTAAAGAAAATATTTTATTGTCAATATCTTTCTGCTGTAATTGCCGTTCCTCAGCTAGTTGCAGCTTAACCTTTATCTCCTGAACTGACTTATTAAGATTGTCCTTCTCAATTTCAAGATCGGTCATGCGGGTGATGATGTTAGCTTGATCGTTAAGCAAAGTCTTACGCTGGTCCTCCAAAATATCAACCGAGGTCTGATCAGCAGAAAGCGCCTTAATTTCTCCCTCAATTTCAGCAAGCTTAGTTTCGTTGGTTCGCAATTCCTCTTTTGCTTTGGCTAAGTATTGCTCATACACATCGAGGTTAAGAAGTTCGTAAAATAATTTTCTCCTTTCGGCTGGTTTTAGTTCGGCTATGCCTTTTGAGCGTTGTCCACTAAATACCGAGTTGAAAAACAAATCTGCTGAACCCAATACTTTTTCGATCGCTTCATCATACGTACCAAGTTTTCCATCAGTCAAAGGTTTTCCGTCTTTAATGAGGTAGGCTTCGCTGGCGCCTGTTAGTGCGTCAATTAAGATTTTGCTTTCGTAAATACAGCCGTCCTGTTCGAAGGTTAGTATGCGGTAACTATCTTTTAAGTAGAAATGAGATTGCAAACTTCCTTCACGGCTAACCATTTGACGGAATGGATGAAGGTTCTCAAGTATTGTCGTTTTTCCTCCGCCATTCTTTCCGGTTAGTGCAATAATGCCGGAGTTGAATTGAGCGAAATCTATTTCAATCTCCTCAAGCCCTAATCCCTTGCGAATTCCAATAGCTCCACGCAGTTTAAGTTTTAAGATTTTCATAAAATTAACCTCATTGGATAGGATTCTATTTCAGCGCTTGGTACTCTTTGTTCTTTAAGTTCGGTTTCAAATTGTTCTACTCTCGGTTCGTCTTTATCAATTGCTACCCTTGTAATAAAGCAGTGTATTTTTATAGCACTATCTGTTTCGCCTTCCCAAATTCTTGCTTGTATGCCGTTTAGCCATACAATTTTAGAGGTGCTTTCAATAATTATTTTCATAACGATTCAACTCCTTTCTCTTGAAGTGTTGCAACTTTAGTCATTACTCCGTTATCTACTTTGTGCTCAATTACCTTCGCGTACTCAAGCACTTCTTGGAGCAAGTCTTTGCAGTTCATAATCTGTTCGCTCCGGCTTTCTCGTTCTACAGGAGTAATATTGAACTCGATTTTAACATCGTCACCAAAGTATTTCTTTAGCTGTTCTATTTTCTCATCAGTAATTAAATTGCGCTCATTCTCTTTTACCTTACATCTAAACCGAAATTCAGCATTGGCAAATTTATCAAGAGCGGGATCAACTTTACCATCCCAAATAAAATCAGAAGATGTCATTCCGGGCGTGAACTCTGCCTCCACCGTAACCATAGGCCGTGCTGAGGTGAAAGGTATTTTATCAACAGTAAATTCTCGTCCGAGAAATTCAATTTGTCGAAAAGATTTTTGCTCAGTCTCACCCCAGTTGAAGTTCGCAATTCCTCCGGCATAGCCCATCCATTCTTTAATATCCTGTTCTGTGTGGATGTGATTTAATGGGTAATAATCGTGCTTTGCTTTCTCAAGAGTTGAAGGAGCTACCATAAGGTCTTGTGACATTAGAGTTTGCCCTGAACTTAATCTTGAACCAACGATGTTGCCGTGGAAACCTAAAATCTTAGGACAATTATATGCTTCGGTGATATCGCCAATGTGTTCAAATATCTGCTCGAACTTCTGAATGAACTCAACATTATTATTATCAATGCTGTCCTCGATTAGCAATGACGCCTTTGTGGGGTAAGGAATTAGAGAAATAATATATTCGTAGTTATCAACCACTTCATAACTAACATCTTCTAATCGTAATAAATCGGTGACTTGACTGAAAGGCATTTCTTTTATTGCCAATACAACCGGATACTCGTAGGAATACACGTTTGATTCTATCTGATGTAAGAGAGCAATCGATCCCGGCTCATCGTGATTGCCTTTTGTGATGAAAATAAAATCAACCAACCGAGATAAATCTTTTAAGAAACTGATTAGCATGGGTACACCTGAAGAACCGGAATAGCTTTGCTTACGGTGCGTTAAATCGCCCGGTATAACCACCGCATTGATCTTCACTTCCTTACAATATGTAACTATCTGATCAAGACTCGGCTGAATCTTTGCTTTGAATTTCGGATCATGGTCAATGTGCATATCACCAATGTGTAGAAATCTTAATTGTTTCATAGCGGCGCGCTCTCATTCTCATCCGGAAGGTTCAGCAGCTTTTCGATGAAGTTTACTTGGGATTCTTTGCTCTGGTTCTCAATCCGCTTTTCAGTGATGGCTATATTGTTCGGGTCCTTGTAGCCCTTGATCTTAATTAGTTTAAGAATCATCTGAGTCCGCTCTTCTTGCTTAACTTCTGGCTGCAGAAAAGTTTCTGCTTGAATGTGATTAACTTCTTCAGGACTCAATACTTTCTTTTCCGGCTGTTTCACTTCTTCCGGTTCTACCACTTCCGTAACAACCGCATCCTCAACTTGCTTGGTTTGCGTGGGAGAAGATTGATAGATAGTATCAGTAAGGTTTAATCGTTTGCGCGCCAGTTCCTTCCTAATCGCTAGCTGATCTTCTTTCGGCAAATCCTTCAGCAGCTCGTTTTTATCCTCAATTACATAAGGAATGAGGAAAGGTTTTTTAAGTTCCTCAAGAGTAAATGACTGTGGCAGCTTTGCAATAGCTTTGTTATAAGCGCGGGTGAGTGCGTTGCTCTCGGCTAATGCTTCAGCGTAATTCCTTCTGGATTTCACCTGTGCTTCACCCTTTACATTTCCGTACTTGTCTTTCTCGGTTGGCTTAATATATTTTTCACAATCACGGAAATAATCATATTTGCCAGTCGCCGTTCCTTCTTTAATTGAACCATCAACACTTCGCATTTTCCATTTTACTTGATGCTCAATGTAGGTTACTACTCCCCTTTCATCTGTTTTGCGCTCAAGAACCCGGCTCTCAATAACCTGCAACCCGGACTGTTGAGCGATCTCATTTAATTTTGTTAAGTGCAAACAGTACCCACCGCTTTCATTTCTGTAAATGTCTCTGTTGTTTCCATAATTATCTAAGTTCAAATCAACCGAGACAATAGCGGCACCATACTTAAGAGCATCGTCTGTAAACTGCACTGTTTCCGGAAATAGAGGAATAGTTATGGATTTCGCATTCTCCACATACTTCGCAAGTTGGTCGTTTGTGTTAATGCGTGCTTCAGTTAAACTCATTAGGGCTTGATTTTTCATTGTATTACCTCCGCACATTCCGGCAAGAGTGCGTCTTGCATTCTTAGGTGAATAATTTGATTATCGGCTTTTCTGACGGCTTCAAAAGTTTCGGCCATCAGTTTTGTTTCCGCGATCTTCTCATCAATCTCATCAGAGAGTTTGTGGCAGTTCGCTTGTATCTCTCTGATTTCTGGAATAACTTTGTTTGTGTTCATAGCAGTTCCTTTCTTTTAAGGTATTGTTATATGGCCGGTGGTGTCCACGCATCGGCTTTTTTATAGTTCTAATTTCTCTTGCATTTCATCGTGTGACATTTCCAGCACCTCTACAAGTTCACCAGTATCTTTTCTGTAAACAGTTTTTTGTCCGTTCTCTGGATCGTTAAATTCGACCTTGCAATCAATAACTCTCATTTCATAACCATTGTTGATATAGTTCGAGAGTTTTGATATGCTTGCCCTTGAAGCATCTGTTTTTGATTTGAACTCACTCGTAACTGCTTTTTTACCTTCTTCCAGTTCATCAAAGTTTTTGTTTTCGTATGCAAGTTTCCGAGCAATTTCTTTCAACTCGTTTTCGGTAAATTGATACTTGAGCCATTTTGTAGTTTCCATTATTATTCTCCTTTTTTATTTACTGTAATTCTGTTTAATGTTCTCGTTACAACTAACGGTAATTTCTCTTTTCTCACCAATTTTTGTAAAGCCATAGCAACTTGGAAAGCGTTGGTAGTTTTAATATCAACCGGGAAACTTTTCGCTGCCTGTAGCTGATCGTAGTAGTTGCTGTACTTACTCATATCTCATTCACATATTTATTGAGTCTTGGTTTTATGTTTTGTATCGTTAATTTCCTTTTAGTTACAAAACACTTAAATGCTGACCATACTAATTTCCAGTCAACCTTTATTTCCAGGCTGACCATGTCAGGATATTCAACCTTATCTAAATATCTTTTCATAACATCACCAAACCGATTAGAATAGCAGCCAACATAAACCACCAAAAAACTTCATTACTTCTACCGTCTTCCGTTTCATCTTTCACGATTTTCCCACCATCCATTCATAAGCATCGCTGCCTACTTGTTTGCGAACTCGGTTTATTTCTTTAACAGCATTTACAAGAAAACATCCGAGCATCATTGCAATCGATAAAAGAATAAATATGATAAGTCCTCTCAATAGTTCACCGTGCTTAAGAAGGGTTGCCATATCCCTTAGTAAGTAATATCCGCCAATTAAACTGGCAATAGGTGTAAGCAATAAGTATTTAATCATGCACTCCTCTCGCTTTCCGGATCAAATAAAACTTTGTTGTGGTGTTCATTCATTTCGGTAAAGGTTTGATGAACACTATCAGCATCGTTCTGTGTCATAATCTCAAGCGTATCCTCTAATTCCTTACTATGAAGCATTTCTATTTTAAGTTTGGCTTCAATCTTTTCTCGTTTCTTCTGTTCGGCTTTAAGTAGGATATTAAAATCATTCGTATCTGCTATCGCCCCGCCTCTAAATCCCCTTCCCCACAAATAACCACCGAACAAACCCATCCCCAAACAAGCGACAAGAACTAAAACAAAGTAAGGCAAGTAAATATGTATCATAACGACTCCTTATCTAAATATATTAGTTTGCCCCGGCAGTTCTTTCCGGTCAACGTTTTTGTGAAATCTCAGTTTAATGAAGTCCTTGAAAAATTTTCTTCGCTTGAACATCGGGAACATTCTTTCGTAATAAAAAGTAATACCGGCAAACGCATCTTCTTCGCTATGGCAGCAGTAGTAACCCTTCCCGGATGACATAATCATGTTCGACTTCTTTCCCTCTTTTGCTTTTTCAAACTGTTCATGCTGGTAAGTCTCGATTATTTTCGTCACTATCCGTTGCCAGCCCTCGATACTTACGCTATACTTGCCGTCAATATTCCACTCCGCCCACATGGTTCGTGCGTCAACAGGCTTATCAATAGTAGTTAGCAACACTCTGCTTATCACGTTGTTTCTATATTCAAGTTCGAGGTTCATTTATGTAATCACTCTCCTAAATATTTACTTATTACTACTTTGAATTTATTGATATCACCGTTGTTTATGTCCTGCCCTCTATGGAAGCGCTGTGTTATCAACCAATACTCTACACCCGCCTCGTCACACAATACAGAAAGGTTTATCCCTAGATTCATTATTCGCTTTAGTGAGTACCTATCAAGGTTACGATTTAATAATTTTATTTTTTCTGTGTGGGCTTGAAGGATTAGTTTTATTTCTTCAGGCAATTCAAACTTTTTATCGTGTCTGCTTTGTTGCCATAGCTGATGATAATTAGGAAGATTATTTTGTCTGAAGATTGTGCTTGGTTTCAAAATGGGTATGTTAAAAATGTTCATTGGAATAATCCTTTTTTTTCTCACTGCTAAAATAACAATTTCGGCTTACTTGTCAAGATATTTTTTTTACATTAGTCATTTTCTTTTGCTCACAATAAGTATGCCATCACAGTTAATGTGTGCGGAAGGTTTCCAAGATCGCTAATTCACGGAAATTAACGGATTGTCGTTGGTACGGGATTTTGCTAATAGGTGAAATACTGCTCTGGTAATGTGATCTCCGGCAATGTCGGTTGTTGTGCATCTTCCCCACCCTTCAGCCATTGCCTCACAATCTTTTTGTCGTTATCATCAGTAAGTCTGTTAAGTACAGCTTGACGAATGAATTGATAAACGTTCTTTATCTTCTGTTCTTGTCCTTCGGTGAGTACGTTTTTCTCTTGCGCTGTCTTAAATAGTTTTTTAAATTCTTCTGTTACTCCGTTGTTATCTCTATCCTCGATCATGGGGACTATTTTATCGCTTACTCGCTTCCTTAACATATCTCCGAAGTTCGCAGATTTTGCTTGACGAGATTTGGGTGCGATGATATCGGTGAGTTCGTTTGATATTGTTCTGCCTGTTGCTCTATCAACTACTCCAAGTCCGGGTATTACATTTAGTCCATATTGTGCTAATGCTTTTACCATTCCTCTCGCATTGAAGTTGCCGAATAAGAATGGTTCTACGTTCGGTATTATCGGTGGGTTTAAGAAATTAGAAGGATTAAAACTATAAAATGGTAGTGGTGATAAATCTAAAAATGTTCTTAATGCTATCCTACCAACAGTTTGCTTTTTCTCGTCATCGTCATCATCTCCAACAAGTCCCCTGATAGCAGCGTCAAAAATATCGTAACCAAATTGAAATAAAACTGACATGACTGCAAGTTTAAGATAATATTTTCCCCAATGGGCTGTCATTTTAACATTGCCACCCTTTAGCGGTTCAAGTTCTTTGATTGCTTGGTTTAGTTCTGTCTCTTGACTTTCAAGATAATCAAGATATTTTTTAATTTCTTCTTTCGGAATTCCTAAGTCTGTGTTTTTCTTATTCGCTAAATCAAACAATTTATTTATGGCTTTACGATTTATTTCTACTTCCCTAAGAATTTCTACTGGCTCTACTTCTTCAGTTAATCCTCGCCTCAATATCCTCTGTGCTCGTAATCCGTCAATACCTTCTTTAGAAGACAACAATGTTTGGGCAATGTGTTGTAATTGGGTAAACTTGAACCTTGTAAACATACCGAGTATTCTCATTAGCGGTTTATCATAGAAGAATGGTCTGTATGCTGCTGTTGGGCTTACTTGCGTATTGGCTGCAAGGTCAATACCACTTCTTACCGCCTCACTATAAGTGTCCTGATCCTCAAGCATCTTATTAAATATTGCTATGTCATCCATCCCCTCAGATTTCATTTGCTTATATTCGGGCCGCTTCATCAAATTATTTACTACTCCAGCGATCTCTGAATAGCTCCAGTTTGTTTTTTCCATTAGCTGAAACGGCTCTACTTTACCAACAGTTTCCCAAAGTTTCTTAAATGTATTTGTTTGTTCGGCATCCGATATTTCGAGATATGTCGGTGTTTCTGCTTTAGTCTCGGCAATGGCTCTCTGAATGTTCCCGGTTAATTGTTTCCTTAAATAAAATAATTTATCTGTAACTCGTTTAGCTTCTGGTGCGATATATAGTCTTGCAAAATCCTTCTGTAAATGGTTCTGTACTGAAGCTCTCAGATTAAATGCAAGGAAACTTCTATACATAGTATTCCTTACAAAGAAAATGCTTCTATAAAATAATCCGGTACTAATTTCGGGACTTAAATTGGCTTTCATAAAATCAATAGCTATTTCCATCCGTCTCTTCTTTAGTCGTTCAGGAATGTCGTTTTTAAAATCTGTATAGTAATAATCAACGGCATCTTTATAAGACAATGCTTTACCCACCGAATGGATATAAGATTTTACAACCCCCAACAAATCTCTTCTAATTTCTATCGTATCGAATTCTCTTGGTTTTAAGAATCTGCTATCAGAAGAAATAAATTGATTTGTCCCCCTCACATCTGTTTTTAATGGATCCTTAATATCGCTGAGTATTTCATCTATAATAGATAAGTCCCGGATATGAGTAAAATAATTCTCTCTTACCGGATATCCGCTTTTAGTCAATCTCTCTTTTACCCAATCTAATAGCTTTACCGACAAGTCATAAACAGACTTTGCTTCGGGATTGTCTTTTAATATTTCATCTGCATTTTTTCTGTCTTCAAGGGCATCAATTACTTTATCAGATATTTCGCCTGTTTGAAAAACATCTTTGTTTTCAAAGACATCACCTATTTTATAGATATATTCGTATGCTTGCTCTAAGAAGGAAGACTGGTCAATATTCCCCTTGGCGATTCTCTGGGCTAATTCTCCTCCGGCAGGTCCGTACTGCCGAGCCATAATCCCAACCTTCTCTTTGAATTGAGTTAGAAATCTCCCGGATAAATCCTTTGACATTCGGAAGTCCTTATTGTTAAGGATATACTTCTCTGCAAAATTTAATATTTTCTGCTGCATATCCTTATCAAGATTCTGGCTTATCAGACGATCAGCTATTCTCTCTTTACGTTTCGTTTTCCGATAATCAATATTCTCTACCTTCTGACCATATATGTTCTCCTTAGTCCCGGATTTCTGTGCTTCCTTCTGGTTCCTCTTGATTAAGTCCCGGTATAGTTGACGCATATAAGGATTTGCTTCTTTGCCAGCTCTCTTTTGCATTTCTCTTGACCAATTAACAAAAGTCTGTTCCTTCTCAAATATCTCCTGCCCTATCTTAAGAAAATTGTCATATTTTTCCTTTTGTTTTTCTTCATATAATTTCTGCCGCTCGGCTATCGGTTCCTTGCTGAACTCTAATCGCTTTGCAGTTAATAGGTTTTCAATTCTCTGTTGTGTCGCCTGATCAAACTGACTTATTAGGTCTTTATGTTTTCGCTTCCAATTATTTAATTCGAATATATTAGCAATTTTATCTATTCTCCTAGCATAGTCTCTGAATGTTTTGAACATATCATCTGAATATTCTTCTGTTTCCTCCGCTACTATTTCACCCAACTTAAACTTTGTTTTTTGTTTGAACTGATAAACGTCAATATTTCTCCCGTCTTCATAAGCTATTGTTGATATCACTGGTCGGCTTGAATAGGTCGTGGAGATTTCTTTTAACTCCGGTTCTTTTTTGGTCCCGTAATATTGGGAAGAAACAAAATCACTAACCCCTAAATCATTTTTCTCTCCAACAAGAAATACACTCGCTCCGCCATGAGAGGCCGTTACTTCATCAATGTATTTCCCTAATTTCTTTGTGTCTCTCACTAACTCAGCGTTTACATATTCGTATCCTCTCACCGTGTTATTGCTTGCAACTACAACAACCGCGACAACTCCATCACCATATTTTAATTTACCAAAGTATTGCGCTGAATGTAGTGGCGATTTAATTATTACTTTATGAGACTTATCAAACTCTTTGTAAAATTCTTCTGCCGGATGTGTCTTGGGATTTTTATAGGTTAATTGTTTAACGGTTGCTTCATATTGCCCGCTTGAATTTGGGGTTGTAGATATTTCCCAATGGCTAAATTCATCACCGTTAATTACTATTGATTCCTTAGCTGATATTCCAAGTTCTTGTGCTTCTTGTCCAAATTTTGTTGCAAACGCAAAATCTTCGTTGCTTGGTGTGGGATTTCCGGAAGGATGGTTATGGGTTAGGTAAAGTTCTGTTGCACCGGCAGTTTTTAATTCGTTAAGTGCGTCCTTTCTTACCTTTGGTGTTATATTAACATACCCGCTTGCATCTGAGGAGATACCAATGTTCTTAACCACTACTCCGTCTTTTACACCGATAAGCCACATTGTCTCTGTGAATGGATTTCTCGCTATCTTAAACGCATCACCCAAGTCTTGTGCGGGGTTGTCGCCTAACTTAGTGCCGTTAAGATTTATTTGTCCTGTGTCTCGGAATTGTTTTAGGAAGGTTCTTAGTTCTTCGGGGATTGATCGCTTGTTAATCTCTTGCCCGGCTTCTTTTTCCGGTTGGTAACGTATGGGCTGTCCTCGTCTATCAGCAGCAGATTCCCCTTCTTCAGTTCCTCGTTCTGTAATCGTGCTGTTCTGGATTTGCTCGATGACGGTATTTTGAATTTCTTCAACATCTTTACCAAAGATTAATTCTATTTGTTTTTCGTCTCTCGCAAACCTACCTTGTTTCTCGAATAATGTCAACTGCTCATCGTCAATCTGAGTAGAGGGTTTGAACATATCGGTCTGGAGAGTTTTGCGTTTTGTTTCAAGAGCATTGATTTTTTTATTTACCGTTCTTAATTCATTCTTAGCATCGGAAACTCCCTTACTCTCTTTAGAAGTCTCTGCTAATAATTTTACATATTCATCGCTTCCCGGGTTTACGTTTTTAAATTTTTTCTTATAGGCAGATTCCAATAAAGGTATGGTCGTTTCAAGGTGTCTCTTATAATCATTTAGTCTCGTTATCTCATCAGCGTTCTCTCTGCCGTACATAGTAGGAAGTTCAAATAATGTCTGCCCTTCTGTAAGAACAGATTTTTTCATACTCTCGGTAATTGGAAGAGAGTGAACGGTTAAATTATTTACTCGATTATTAATATGCTCTTGTGCAGCTTCTCTAGTATCAAAATATTCTGGAGGTATAAAACGATTATTACCGTTTTGATCCACAACAGCAAAAGTATCGTCTACTTCTTGAATTGACCATTTTAACGCTCTCTGTAATTCAACCTCTCCAACCTTCGCACCCCACTTCTTAGCATAAGTGTTTAGAAAGTTAGGTATAGTACGGTCGTAAAGGTTCTTAGCCCACGTAGCTCCAACTTTTAAGGATTCGCCCTCAAGGGTTCCTGAATTATTCCCTTTTTCAATTTCTATCTGAATATGCTTAACAGCTTCTTTACCAATATTACTTTCAAGTTCATCAATCGAAAGATTATCCCTAATAATGTTTGGAGCATCGGTTATAGGATTTGCATTAAAAGAATATTTACCATCTTTATATTTCCATTTGATATCATCAACTTGCTTACTCAAATCATACCGTTCTGCTTGCTGTTCTCCGGTAGTCCAGCTAATGCCGTCATATCCTTCCTCTGCTGCCATTCTTAAAGCACGTTTAAGTACAAACTCATGCCAGTTGTTTTTGAAAGGGAAGTTAGGTGTAGAGCCAGTTTGTTGCTTAAACGATTCAAGTTCGTTTTTTAGTTGTACCCATTTGGTCTGGTTTTCTTTATACTGTGGTTCTATTTCAGCAAGGTACTCAAAAAAATCATAGCTTCTGTTAGCATATTTTTTCTGTCTTTTGTCATCATATTTTTTTGCTATCTCGCTTCCCATTTTTTCATATTTTGATATTTCGGCTTCTTTATCTCTAATTACTTTATCAATATTTTCGTTTCTATATCCTTGTTTGCGCCCTGAAATTGCCCAATCGCTCTGTATCTCCTCGATGTGTAGGTATCTCTTGCCATCAACCACTCTGTCGTTTGCTCTTAGGTGTGCGAATACGTTTGGTTCATCCCAATGTGAGGATTTGAAAGCGGGTTGTAAATTTGTATCAAGTTCTACCGGAACATTATCAAAGGTATCAACCATATCTTGTGCAAATTTTTTCTTAGAATAAGTTCCAACAACATTATTATCTTCATCAAGCACTCTATAAAGTTCTCTACCGCTTACATTATTCTCATCTTCTTCAACTCTTAATTTACCTCTTGACATTTTTTTCTTAGCCGGTAGCGTAAACAATATCTCTCTGTAGTTCTCTCCTCCAGGAGTAATGTATTGAGAGTATTTGGTAGACTCATTTTCTGGCGAAGTTCTATTAAAAACGACCTTCTCAACAAATCCATCGTCATCTAAACTGATACTATATCCTCTGTGTTCTAACCATTCTCTCTCATCTTCAATATCAATCTCTCTTTGATTTATTATATCATCGGATTCGTTTTCAAAATCCTCACTCATATAGTCATTATTTAGTTCAATAAAATCTTGTAATCTCTTATGCTCTTTTGGTAATTGCATTTGATCATTGTTTGCGATATCGTAAAGCACCTCTTCGTTACCCCCGCCCTTTTGTACTTCCTCAACCTTCAACTGGTTCATCTTTAGGAAGTCAAGAACTTCTTGTTTTGTTCTCGGCTCGTTAAGGAAATTCTCTAAGTCCATCCATTCTATTTCGGCATCTTTAACTCCGTTGTTCTTTAGCATGGACAGCACAGATTGTTTTGTGAAGCCCTTGTTAGGGAGTTTTTCTTGTATCACTCTTTCAAGTTTAGAATAGAAGGGCTCTGCAAGTACCTTCTCAACACCGTATTCGGCTCGCTGTTCAAACATCACATCTTCAAATTCTTGTAATGCTTGTGTCCTACTTTCGGCATCTCGGTATTTATATTTTACTACTCTCTCAATGCCGTTTTTCTTTAGTATCTCTAATACCTTCGGGTCAACATTATCGGGAACTAATGCACCAACAAATTCTTTTAGCCCCACCTCTCTTACCTTCTTTGCTTCAAAATATTCGGTAGGCATATCCTTCATTAGTTCGGCTACTTCTTTAACATCTTCATAATATAAATCGGGTACTCTGTTATATCCAACCCTCGAAAGCTCTCTGCTTATTGCGTTATCGCTTAGATTACTTTTAGAAATTCTACCTATTGCTAAACTCAAATCATCTAATCTTTCAAACCCAAAATCTCTTGAAGGATAATAGTGTGATAATCTATCTGACAGCTTAAAGAAAGCATCCCTCATTTTATTATCGGCTATTTCGAATTGTTCGTGACTTACAATTCTATCTTTATTTTTCTTAATCTGTTCAATAGAATTAAATTCTTTTGCTGCCTGTGCCGCACTTTTGCCTAACCCCTGTACTAATGTTTTTTGCACACCCTTGATATTGCCCCCCATAATATCCATAGCATTATCAAGCGTGTGTGGTATTTTAGATTTACCCTTTAATAAATACTCACTACCGAAAACATCATCAAATTCTTTATTAAGAAATTCTAAATATTCCTTGTTTTGTTTTTCGATTAAGGGTTCAACTCGTTTCCTCATATAATCGTAAGGACTTAATTCCTTCTTGGGATTCCTAAGTGCCTCAATATCATTTGTGTAACTATATGGGTGTAAGCGTTTTTCCTTCCAGTTTTTCTTTGAGTCTTCGGCATAAGCGCGGAGTTCATCGTCTGCTATATCTTTATAAGCCTTTCCCTCATATTGAACTTCTACATAGCCGTCAATATAATCATTAAAGAATTTTAATATCTCTTGTTCGTATTCATCTTGTTTCCTTCCCTTCGCTGTTTCTCTGGCCCTATCTCGGATTATTTCTTCTCGTTCTGTCTTATCTTTAATCCAATTATAGGCATTCTCGTCTTTTATCATTTCGTCAAATTCTGCTTGTATCTCAGCTTCGGTTACTTTAATACCATCTCTAACTATCGGGTACTTATCTAAAAGTTCCTTGGCTAATCCGTACTGTCCTTTGAATTGCGGAAGATGAGTTAATCTTTCATATCGCAATATCGGTTTAGGTAGTTGATTTGTCTTTGCTAAATAATAAACTTGTAATAAATCATTATGAGATTGCCCTTCGATTGTGTTGTAACCTTTTAACAGATTTTCGTTTAATTGTCCTATATTATGGTCTAAAGAATCTAAGATAATTTTATCTATTGATTTTTTAATTTCGCCAAATTTTCCATCAAGTTGTTTTTTGTTTATGTGCCTATAAACAGTCGGATAGGTCGGAGAATAAACGTCTCTGTTGAATACTTTATTATATCTCGGATCGATTAAATCTTTGTTTGCTATCAAAGTAACATCACCATATTTATCAAGCCCAATATCTCTTTTAATAATTGCAAGGCTTGGCATGGCTAATCCACCAACTCTATCTGCAAATTTTAGGTTTTCTGAATTAAGGTTATGGATAACAATTAAATCTTTTTGTTCTGCCTTATACGCTGTGGGTTCTTCTTTGATTAGGTCGTCTACTTGTTTGATACCCTCGCCAAGTTCATCAGCTTCTTTTGCATCTTCCGCTTTGCGTTCAATATCTTTAGCAAGCTCTGAGAATTCTGTTGGGTCTGTTCCTTCGATAAGTTCAGTTTTGGTCTCATCGGTTATTTCTCCTTGTTTTATTGCTTGGTCTATATCTCCTAATAAATCAAATGTGCTTCCTTCTGATTTCGGCAGTTCAATTTTTTCTTGGGATTTAATGTAGGCCAGTATTGTCTTAACGTCTGTTTCTGCTTGTTCGGCAATTTCGTTTATGTTCTTAATTATTTCCGTTAGTCTTAAGTTACCATCGGTGTCCAGGTATTCATTAACTATTACATCAGCAACCCTTTCAATAGCTTTATCTACTTCTGGCTCTATAATTTCGCCCCTTAATTTTTTAAGTGCTGCTTTCCTCGCCTCGTGGCTATCATATTTACTTAGGAGTTCCTCAAACATCTCTGTTTGACTTGGTGCTTCTTGTTGTCCGCCATACTTAGCATCCCAAAGTTTAGGTGCGAGTGAAGAAAATATCTGTATGGGATTCATGCCCTTCGTTTCAGAAATCCTCGTTACTGGTATTCCCATCGCAAGTAACGAACTCTTAGGCATGGCTTGTGTCGGTTTTATGCTTCCTTGTTCACTAACCAGAAAATCTAATACAGCTTCTTCTAAGGTTTGTGGATCTCGCTGTGGTTTATAGTTTTTTAGTTTACCTTCTTCGCCTACAATTACATCAAGTTTATCAAGCGCGGAGGATTCCTTCTTTTCTTCTATTTTCTCAAACCCTTGCTTGGTAATTTCCTTTAGTGGGTTCTGGTTAGCGTAACCAATGGCTTTTGCTCGTGCTTTATTAAGAGAAACTTTTTTATCATCCTCTGGTTTGAACACAACATATTTCTTATTACCAACATCAAATAAGTAAACCTTATTATCCTTGCCTTCGTATCTTATCCAGCCGGTGTCCTCACCTTCGGGAGATTTAACAATAAAGAATTCCTTGTTATCTATTTTAACTTTGGATATCTGTTCATCACTCGCTTTGCCGATTCTGTCGGGAGTAATTTTCTCTGGTTCAGTTTTTTCTTCTTTTACGTTTGTTAACGCCTGGTCAAGTTTTTTCCGTTGTCTGGCTATCCTCGCTTCAAGTTCTATGATATCAACATAACTTTTATTTAGCCCTTGTTTTTTGGCTTCAGCTTCTGCCCAGCTCTCCTCTAATCGTTTTCTTCTCTCATCGTTAATCGGTTTAAAATCGTCTTGTATTACGGCTTCATCGCCCATTTTCCACCAAGTCATATTGAACTCGGTTTTTCTTTCACCCATTATTATTTCGGGTTTCGGTTTCTTTAGATTTTCTTTAACCGCTTCGTAAAATAATCTGTTTTGTTCTCTGACCGCAGCGAGTTTCATTTGATTTTTAGCAAGTGTTTTTGCCGTACTTATTATATTAGGGAAATTCTTCGGTACATTAGCTTCAGTAAATCCCAACAATCCCAATACAGATTCGGCACTCACAACCTTAGTCTTGCCATCAGGTGTTCTAACGTGGAATTGATGGACTATTTCTCTTCCGGTTTCTGGACTTATTTCTGATTGAGTCCAATCGGAAATTCTTCTTGCTTTATCATCACCCAAATCTTCCCATTCATATTTCCATTCATAACCGATTAGTTCCGCACCAGATTTTCCTTTTAGTGGTTGCTTAAATTGGATAAATTCTTTGGGTCTAAATCTACTTGCCGCTGAAGAAACTTTACTAAGGTCTGCTATTTCTCCCTTCTTCTCTACCTTAGATAGTTCAGGGTAGTCTGGATGAGAAGTTATTTTGCCTTCGGTGATGGCTTTTTGAACAAGTTTTTTATGAGATGTTGCTGAAGCGTGGAACTCTGGTTCTCCAATAAGTCCTTGTTTTATAAAGTCTGGTGATGATAGTTTTTTCTTTCTATCAGCCCAATATTCTTTAAGGGTTTCAAGTTCTTTTAATTGTTTCCCTTCGGCATACTGTAATTTTTTATCAATGTTTGCAAGAAACTCATCCGCATTTTTTAGTTCATCTCTTTTGATAACTTCGTCTCTTCGTAATTCATACGGCTGTTTTACCTTAGTCTCTGGTAATGGTTTTAGGTTTATTGGTGTTTTATTGCGCTCTGCATCAGCAAATAATATTTCTGATAATTTTATTTTTTGTCCATCAAACCTATTGTCACCAACATATTTTTGACCTTCTCCAGGTTTTAGATAAGCAATAGTAAGATGAGGTTTATAGTTAGGAAAGTCAGATTCATAATCAAGATTTTCTTTTAGTTTTTTGTTTAGTTCTCTTAGTTCTTTACTTTCAACATCAACCTTCAAAACATCGTATTCGTCTTGTTTGAATAGGGAGGTCTTCCCTAACGTTAGTTCTACGTCTCCGTAATTTTCAATTAGTTTTTTAACTTCTTTTGGATCTGTTGTCTTTAATCCATAAAGAACCGTTACATGTGGCTCAGTTTCTCTACCATAACGATTGTTCGGGTCTTCTTCTTTGGTGTATAATTCTTTCTCCGGTATTTCATTAGCGAAATCAATAAATGGTTTTTGATCTGTCTCTGGAATATTGACTTGTGTCGAACTTAATTTTTCTCCACTCGTTTCGGGAAGTGGTTCCTTGGGTTTCCCGAATATGTGTAATTCCTCTATGCCCACACCTTCAAAATCAGTTCCCTCTTTATACCTTATCCCACCATATCCCTTCTTTTGCAATTTTTCTTTTACGGCCTTATCAAAATCAGAATGCCAAATATCAATTTTCCATTCCCGATTTTTCTTATCCCAATAACCCAACTCAACTGCCAAATCCTCCTTGTTTGTAGTTTCGTAAATATTCTTTGGTAATTCTGATTCTTTGATGGTCTCAAATTGAGGTTTATCCCCGACTTTTTGTATTGCATATTCCGCAGCAACCTCTTTGTCAATAGAATAAAATTTGTCCGATTCGTTAATATTATCTTCTCGCACACCTCGCCAATATATTTTCTCTTCCTTCGGCTTGAATTTTTCTCTGCCCTTCTCAAGTTTTGTCTTAACGGCTTCGGGTGTTATTCCCTCAAGTGGCACATAAAATGTTGATCTCGTTTCTGGGTCTGTCGCTAATGCGAACTTTTCCTCACCATTAACCTTTTGTATGCCGTCAAACTTGCCTCCACCTTGCTCTACTATGGATTTGATGTCGGGTTTCTTTGTGGCTAAGTTCTTTAGTTCGGTCTCGCTCAAGTCCTCTAACTTACCGTAATCCTTCTCAAGTTGTTTCCTCTGTGGTTCGAGCTGGGCAATTATCTCTTGTACTTCGCCAGTTTTTTCTTGAGGTTTTCCTTTTTCCGCTTTTTCCGTTCCTTCGGTGATTCTTCCGGTAAGTCCAGTCCCTTGCTCGATTCGTTCCACTCGCTCACGTTCACTCCTTGCCTTTGTAATTTCTTCTTGTTGGCGTTGAAGTATCTCATTTGTTTTTTGCTGGCGTATGGCATTTTCTTCATCCTTCCTAACTTTTATCTGTTCTCTTAAATCTTTAAGGTTCGATTCTTCTATTTGTCCAAATTCTTTTATTCCTTGTTTTTTTAGCTCGTTAAATTCGTTCAGTAGTTGTTTCTGCTGATCATCGGTGAGAGAGTTAATCTCCTTGGTCTTGAATATTTTCTTACTAAGGTTCTCTAAAGTGAAAGCATTGTTATCAACAAATCTTTTGTTCTGTGCTTGTACCTTAGTAAATAACTGATCAGCTTTTGCTTTTACTTCAGGCGTGGGAATACTCTGTGATATCTCCGCGAATTCTTGTTCGTTAATTATTTGTTTTTTCCTCTGTGCCTGAAAATACCGTGCTGATAATTGTGAGTAAGTATCCGCATCGTTCTTAGCATCAACCTTTTTCTGCCGTCTGGTTTCAACTTCTCTGAATCGCTCAAGTGCTTTTTGCTGTGCTGCTTCGAAAGTTTCCGGTGCGTTCTCTAATCTTTGTCCGGGTTGACGTTCCTGATCGCCGAATGGTTTTAATCTCTGCTCGGTTTGGATTGCCCCTTCAATGTTCCCCGGTTTTCTTGCATTAAGTTCTTCTAGTGTAAGCAAAGGGAAATCTCCCTGTACTTTGCTAACATCGATTGTTTTACCTTCATTAAATCCAGATTTAGGAGAAAGCACTTTTCTTACTTTTTCATCAACTTTATTTTTCTCTTGGTTAATTTTATCTAGCGTTTGAGTTAATAATTTAGAATCTTCATTAGAGATACCGCCCTCATTTATTCTTTGTGTAGCGATATTGCTCAACCCACTTAAGAACATACCTGTAATAAATCCCGCTAATCCACCTTCGTTTGTTCCTTTGCTAAGTTCTCTTTGCGTATCATAGATTTGTTGGGCAGTAAGGTTGGCTCCAAATTGCTGTATCTGTTCCTGTGTGCCTTCAACTGTTCCTTGAGATAACATTTCAATTAGGAGTTCTTTCCCTCTCACGCCGCCTAATTTTTGTATCCTATTAAATAATCTCTCAAACGGTAATACTTCAGTTGCAGCAAAAGGTAAATTTTGAATAAATGCCCTATAAGCTAATTCTTTGCTGCCGGTTTGTTGAATAGCTTGATTATATTCATCAGAAGCCTGTGAAAATGATAGCAATAATGAAGAAACAAACGTAGGTACTTTTACCGCTTGTGCTACTGAACCGCCAATTATAAACCCTAGTCCGGAACCAATAGCCGAAGGTAACGCTGATTCTAAGAATTTCTGCCGTTTCGGATCAACTGGTATTTTTTCCTCAATAGTTTTTGTTAATCCCTTACCTATCGGTTCGGTAATTTTGCTTATCGTTGAAGGTGGTGCGGTGTCGGCTATGTGTGGATATTCGCCCTTTATTGCACTCCTTAAAACTTCATCTCCTATTAGTCCCAATGCCTCAATAGTTCCCGGGACAGTTCTTAAACCACTACTCAAAACAACATTAACTGCATTTACAAACGGATCGCTTGCCGGCGCATTCTTAAGTTTTGTCTGATCGTAAGGTAACTTGGTTAAAGGATTTATCTCAGTTTCTCTGCGTAACTTTTCTTGGGCTAATCCCTTAAGTAAATTTTCTCGTCCTTGCTGGAATTCTTCCTCTCCATATTTAATCGGTTCTTCACTTAATTCTTTCGAAATCGGCTGTTTTGTGCTCTCGCTTGCAGTAATCGTGTCTGTGGGCTTAAAGGGTTTCTTTTGAAGAAGAGCATTGCTTATGCCGGTATCTCTTTGTAGCGCACCGTTTCCGTTATCTTGGGTGGGTTTTAAGAGGGTAAGTACGTTTTCTCTGTTTCTTGCCTGAGTTATGACTTCGAAAGGGTCGTAGTTGAAGGATTTGTCCTCGGTTGGCTCAATTTCTTGCGTTTGTTGAGTTTCGGGAGAATATAATTTATTCCAATCAACATAATTGAACGATTTTTGTTTCGCCCTTTTATCTGCCATTTATAAACCTAACAATGTGATGTAGTCGGTTAGGAGTCTTTTGTCCTCTTTATTTATATCAGGGTTTGCTTTAAGAAAACTATCAAATGCTTTGGTTAATGATCCGGCTTTATCTTTCCCTTCCATGATGTTCTGGACAGCATCGTCAAGTCCTTGCTCATTCATCAGTTGAATAGCTTCATCAAGATATTCGGCTTTCTCAGATTCGATAAAGTTACGATATTCTTCGTTTTTATATCCGATTCTTTGGGTTGCCCCAGATTCATCTTGTCTTGTTTTGTAATACGGTAGATCCGGAGAAGGAAAATAGTTGCCGTTATTTTGCGTGAATTTTTTCTTAAATCCTTCAATTTTTTTAATCCCGGAATTCAAAACACCTAATAATTTACCATAAGATTTCCTATCATCATTTTCACCGTCACCATCTGAATTCCCGCTCCCCGATTTTCCACCAACAGACTTAGGTGTAAATTGCATCGGTTCATAATCTTCAGTTACTTTATTGCCTCTAAAATCAGTAGTTATTTTCTTATAAGCCTTTTGTCCGTTTTCAAGTGTGTAAACTTTTGGCTTGCCATTTTCACTTTCATAAAGAGTTTTATTGCTCGTGCTTACTCCGGATTTTGTAAGATGGAAATTATTCTCATCATCAAAATATCCGTAGTCGCTTCCGGGTGAATATTGTTGGATGGGTTTCGGTTGGAACCTCGCTGCCTTATTTTGTAAAACATTGCCCAGAACATTAACTAAGTTCGGATTAGCGTACTTCTGCTCTCCTTTGGTCAGGGCGTCAACAGTAAATCGATTTGCAACGTCTTGTGTTTGGTACTGCTGTTCTTTCGGAGTCATTCTATTGACTCCGGTATTTGTGGTTTGGTCCAACGCATTCCCTCGGTTCAAAGGATTCATCGAAAGGTTAATACTTTGGCCGGCCATGTCATTGGTAACGGTTTGGGGAGTTGGTGGTTGAGGAGCCGTTGTTAAGGGATTGCTTCTCATGGTTCTCTCTTGTGGGAAGCCGGTTGCAACTTCGCTTATCCTTTTCTCTGCATCACCGTAGGCACTCAGCAAACTTGTGATGTATTCTTTTTGCTTCTCTTCTTCCCGCTTCTGTGCGAAGTAATCAAAGATCGGTTTTAACGCACCGGCTATGCCCCCGGTCCTTTGCTCGGCCCTGTATAATCCGCCTTTTGCCATTTTATCACCTATTAAAATTAAATATCTATTGGGGCAATTCCGCCTTTATTCTTTTTACCAAACAATCCGAGTGCATCTAATCCAGGTATCAAACTTGCGAAATCTCCTATGCCTGAAAAAAGGTCTTCCAAAAATCCAGGTTGAGATTCTTCCTGTATATCCATGCCTCTATTTTGTAGATAAGCACTCGCAATCGCTTGAGCTTGACTAAGTTGGTTCCCTACGTTTGACAAATCCACATCTGTCGCTGCCTTCTGTGTAGCAAAATCTCTTGTGTTAAACAAGTCCATAAGGTTAAGATTCTGTCCGGCTTTCGATGCTCCGAGATTTGATAAAACATTCAGTTTATTCTTATTAACCTTACTACCTATGCCCGATAACGTGTCCTCAACAACACTCCCGCCAGTTATCCCTCTTGATGCCATCCTTTGAGTTGCATCCCCGGTTAGGTCTGCGGTAGCATCACTCGCTTGCTGGTTGATCTGGTTTTCATAAGTACCATAAATCTGATCGAGGAATGTTTTCATGTCCTCATAAGTGTACGGTGATTTGTACTTATCAAATCTGTTTCCAACTAATGCATTCACATTAGACAGTCCCGATAAAGCTGGTGTTGGTGTATAGCCTGGTAAATTCATTTTATTTCTCCTTTGTTAAGTTCCGCCAATTCCTATTAAAACCAAACTTATGTGGTCAACAGATATGTTTGGCGTGCCTGTCTCTACACATTTGATAAATATTTCTACTGTTTGATTTATTGCTAAATCTAATAATCCACAACCAACAACCATTTCTTCTTCGTTGGCAAATTTAGATTCCATGTGAACCATCCCTATATTAGAGGCAGTTCCGTCTATCGCGACACCTACATTAACGTGTTTATTCTGCACTGAAGATTCAAACACTCCGCTAAAAGTGAATGAATATACTCCAGCCTTTGTTACAGTTAATTTACCACTACCATCATGTGTTATTAGGTTTAATAACCCATCTACTATATCCGCATCACTTACAAGATATGCTGTGTTTTGAACTGCCGTTGCCTGTGTCCATGCTATTTCATTTCCATAAAAAGAACCATAAGCTAATCCAGAACCATTCCCAGAGAATAATAAATCTCCAGTAAATGTTTTTTCTCCCGCAATAGTTTCGTCCCCAGTATCATGCACTACGTCTGCATCGTTGGCTTTTAGGTCATTTGCTGTCTTAACAACATTATTACAAGGATATTTTGTAGCTGAAGTATCTAAAGCAGACGTTTCTTTATTCGCTACATTTTCTGGTGTATATCCTAAAACTGGTTCGTACACGCCAGAATGATTGTGCCCACTATCTGATTTTGCATCAACAGCAGTTTTAACCGCCTTCTGACTTGGGTAATAAGTATCACTGTTATCAGTTAAGGAAGTTTTCTTATTCGCCTTATCTTCTTTTAGTGCTACCGCAGCATCAGATACCGTAAGCAAACCATCAACGTATTCTCTTATTTTAGTTCTTAAACTCATGCCTTCTTCCAATAAAATACTTTTGAGTTCTCATCTACATAGGGTTGATACCATTCACCATTTATTTTCGTAAATGCAATAAAGGTATCATCTGTTTGCTTTACATAAAATTTAGCAAACTCACCAACGCTCTTTACGTTAGGTAGTTCTGTGACCACTCTTCCGATTTGTTCATCTATCGCTTTTAGGATTAAATCAATCTCCTGATCTAGTCCCGGTATGCTTGCAAATTTATTGTGCCTTATTATCATACAAGTGGTTTCGAATATTGATGCTTACCAAGTTTCTTAATCTTCTGCCAAACTCTGCAGCTTGTGATATCGCAAGAACTCGTTATCGAACCAGTTATTTTCACGTAATAATCGATCACCGTCTTAACCGGGTAAATTACTCTATCAAATCTCTTGATATCTTTGTCTAATGTAAAGGGACCAATACTCTCCCAACTCATTGCATCGCTTCTTCTGAAATACAAATAAAGACTTAGGTCAGCATCGCTTTCATAAGCTGCTGAAATTCTATTTATCACAAATCTCGTATCTGAACGCAGATCTTCATCAGTCTTGACTATGCGACTTTCAAATATAATTGGTATTGTGGTGCTTACATCAGCCATTTAATAACTTCTGTCCTTTGATAAGTTTTTCTTTCACTTTCATTGCAGCTTCTTCCTTCGTTATGTATCCGTCTTTATTATAATCTAAACCAGAATTCTGAATATACCGTTTCGGATACTTAACATCATTTTTTGCAAACAAAATATAATTATTCGGTTTACCAATCGCTTTTGGAAATAATATCGCCATGTAAACATCTTCCAACGTTTGTAACCTTCCCTTCCACGGCAGAAAATATTTCTCCACAAAATCTAACTGTTCTTCTGCGGTCATAATTTCTAAGTCCTCAACGGATGTACCCAAAGCACCGGCAGTTGATGGCATGAATTGTATCAGGCCCGTTGCACCGGATTTTTTATTCTTAATCGAAGGGGAGAATGTTTCCCCTGTTTCGAATGCCATACATGACATCAAAGAATCCGGATCAACTCTAAGGACTATACAAATCCTTAATAATTTCTTTACGAAATCTGAACTTACTTTGTGTGTCCATACAAGATTCATATTGTTTCAGCCGTTTAATTTTTTATCATCAGTAATTGCTTTCGTATCCTCGGCTCGTTTTTCTCCGCCAAACTGAATTTTGAACTGGCTAATAACAACTGCTAATAAAGCATATAAAAGTTGCTGCCACCACTTCAGCTCAGGATTACCAAATAACTGAGTAACCAAAGTATACAAACCACCCAATCCAGCCACAATCGTTAAAATAAGCCAACCGGGAATTAACGGTTTTAGTTTTGCTACTGCCCAAGTAACTCCATAAACTATTACTGGTGTAAGCCATGTAACTAACGAATCAATTGGTAATACTTGTGCAATTATAAAAACTATAAATGCGAATAATAACTTGAACATTTTGTGCTCCTTTATTTTAAGTTAATAAATTATTTCAGTTTTTTACCCTGAATAGCAAAATCCCAACGCCTGCTATTTACAAACTGTGCGTTTATCATTGTTAGCTTTAGCAGAAACGGCATGTTCATTAACGGCGTCCAGGAACTCTCTGTAGCCGGTGCGTTTAGTACATTAATAACGTTCCAGGCGCTGTCCTTGAACATTATCCTTGTCCAAAAGGTGTCTGTCACAGCATAGCTCCTTGGGTTACGTCTAATCCATCCCGCGAATACCGCGACACTATCCGTATAGGTGCTTCCAGTATCTTTGGCCGCGATCCACCATTCTCCAATCCCGAAAGGATTACCTCCTCCGTAATTCGTGTTTATAATCTGTGTGGTATCTGTTCCGCCTTTTAACGAATCCGCTATTTCAAAGTCCGGATAAGTATATTGGGCTTTGAGAACTATTACCGGAATTAAGATCAACGCAAAAATTAGTTTTTTCATTTTACTATTCCTCTTATTTTTTAAATTTCTCCAAAGCCGGTATCTCAATTTTATACCCATACTTTAGGCGTTTGTTGTAAATTATCAGTTCGTCAGAGTACCTAAGTTTATAAATTATGTAGTCTGTATCTTGTTCTCCGTAATATTTGCCATCAAAAATAATTGGATTTTTACCTTGTGCGTATAAATTAGGGAACAAACTTATTTCTTCTGTTAATGGTTTCAGTCGTTCCATCTTAATTTTGTCTGAGGTAAAATAATCAAAAGCAACATAAACTATTGAACCACAAATCAATAATATCGCTATGATGGTTTTCTTGGTGTGATTCTTTAAGAAAAATAATAGTCCCGAAAAGATTAGCACAATTGCCTCCTCTACGTCATCTGTATGTTTGATTTCATAATTCATTTTGTCCTCTAAAAACAATGACGGCAAGAATGTTTGGGGGCATGCTATGCTTGTTTTGTGTCATTTTTAAGAATGGTATTCTTACCGTCACTAAAAATTTCCTTTTGGCTTATGTTCTTGAATAAATTGGCAAAAACTCTTTGATACAAATGTTTCAGTAATATGGTCTTTCAAATCGTTGATTACATTTATAATGTTTTTCTCAGTACGTTCAATCTTTAGTTCAACACTTTGGAATCTATCAATGTAATTTAGTTTCTGCTGGTTTTGTTCTGTTTCAATTGTCTTATAATTCTCTTCTAACTTCTCCAACTGTACCTCCACTCTTTTCATCCATTTCTTAATAAAATACCCAACAATCATTATTGCTGTACTCAAAATTACGGACAATACCGAGATTCCGTGCCATACTGTTAAATTATTCATTTCTTCTTTCCTTACAGCTATACCGTGTTCCGTTGTGAACTGTTAATAAGTTACCGTTCCAAAAGTTACTGTACCATTATTTGTAAACACATGACCATAAGCTGACTCATCAGTTGCATCATCCATCTTCATGTAAAGCACCTCAGTCCCTCCAGTGTAAGTTCTTGGAAAGTATTGTCCGTTATATTTGGACAAACTGTAAATCTGTGCTGGGGTATAGTTTACTGTTGATATGTCGGCAAAGGTTGTTATCTGTATTCCACCGATTTGACCAGTAAAATATATGGTTGAATAGCCTCCAATGTTTAGGGGATAATTGTTTGTTACTTTACCAATCGTAGTAAAATTTCCAGTATTTGAAAGAGCTCCATTGATATACACCAAGCCATTAGTTGTACGACTGATCAGAAAACTTACAAACACGTAAATATCACTTGTATAAGTTGACGCTGTGTTAAGTGTAACATTAGTTACACCATCATTTAAGTCTGCTCGATAATAATTGCTCGAACTTCTTAGCACTTGCCAAAAGGCACCGCTTATTCCCCGATAATAGATAATCGGTAAATTTGAACCAACATTACTCGTTTTTACCCACACATTCACCATCAAGTCTTTTGCTTGCGTGATTGAATTTCCGTCCATGTAGCCAATAGAAGCTTGGTTCTTGTAAATCTTTATGTCACCATTAACAGTTGTTGCATCATTGAGGAAGTTAAATACTACCTTCTCAAATACACCTGGAATACATGAAAGAGTATCTGTCGTGCCTAATACTTTACCGCCTACTGATACTGTGTGAGTGGTTTTGGTGATTTCTTGCAATACTATGTTATCTATCATAACACTATCATCTAAAGTCATCCCAGATGTGCTCGCACTACCAAGATAAAAACTTGTTGCTGTTGCAGTAAAATATTTTTGATAATTTTGCCAAGCAGTAGTTAAATTAGGAGTTACTGCGCCATAGCCACCAGAAGTTATATCCCCAAGAAAACTAAGCGTATAATTTCTATTAGAATCTGCTTTTGCCCTAAAGGTTAGTTTGTAAAGTTTTCCAACCGTTAAATTTCCAGATTTACTTATACCTCTTGGACTACTACTTGAACCATCGTAAGTCCATAATAATGACGAATCTGCGGTACTCCATGCACGCGTTCCTCTTACCGCAGTCCAATAAGTTATTCCTCCACCTGGATAAGTGCTAAAAGTAGAAGCTGAATCTGGTATTAAATTACTTCCATTACTACCATCCTCTTGTGCCCAATACTCAAGAGTTGTTTTTTCACCAGCAACTAAAGTATTATAATAACTGTGGTCAAGTTTTGCATAGTTCGTTGTGGTGTCGCCAGAAGATTTATAAATAACTATATTATCAAGTGTTCCGACAAAAGATGAAGGGATAAAATAAATATCTCCACTTCCACTTGTATTACAATACCCAATATTATGTCCAGACGTTACTGAATGAGCACTCTCAGAATGCGAACCACCTATTTGCCATAACAAACTACCGGATGTAATCGTTGCATCAAATTCAATCATATATTTATTATTTGCCAACCCGCCAATTGCTCCTCTTAAATGAGAAGATGTACCCGAAGCACTTGCAACTCCACCAGTCATAATCCAAGCATCACTTCCATCTGTCCACCATAATGTATCTGCTGCATCAGTAAAATCACCATGAGATAAAGCTAAATCACTCCCCAAACTCTGAACAAACTTCGCTCCTCCACTACCACTTTGCTTTTGCTCTGTTGTGGTATCAACAGACATTGTGCCACTACCTTCCCAATATGGTACTGGTTTGATTGATACATCGTCAATGTAGATTTTATCGCCAGCAGAAGTATTATACGCTCCACCAGCATCAAATTGATAAAATCGAATCTGAGTATAATTTGTGGATGGAGTAACATATTCAGATGCGGTTGTCCATGTACCAACTACTGTTTGAATTGTTCCATAAGGATTACTCCCGCCAATATATCTTGTTTTTACTGCAACACAAGTTGTGTTAGTTGCTGGGATATAATATGTATAAGTTAATTTATATCTAACACCAGATGTTGTCCCATAAGTTGCAATGAGATAGGATTGATCTGTAAGTGTTGCCGAGTCTAAAATAGCGTTTGTTCTTGAGACAGCATTCCAATCAGTATTATACCACTTTGCTGTTGAACCACCGGCAGTCCAGTCAGTTATATTACTCCCAAAACTTCCATTGGTTATTACTTCATCTCCAACTTCAAAACTTGCATTATAAGTTGGGTACTTTGTAAGTTCATGTCCATTCAAATCCATACTGCCCATACCATATTCACAGACAATGTTTGCTATCATATCGCCAGCATCTAAATCAAGTACAAAGTAATTTGATTGTGTGTAAGTGTTGTCTGTTACTGGATTAGTACCACTGCCTCCGGTAGTTGAAACTAAAGTATAAGTATCTCCAAATGTTCCACCCTTAATGTAAACGGAAAATGAGCCATTAGTGTTTCTTACTATGCTGTCACGGTAAGAAACAAAATTGTTTACATAGCTTGCCCCAGAATAAAATAACGTATTATGTACCCCACTATTAACAATGCTTAGGGTTTGCCTTGAAGTTGCCGAAGTATATAAAGCATAGCCGTTAGTTGAAGTATTTGAACTTTTACTATTTAAATAGACATAATTTATATTGGTCGAACCACCTTTACGCCAATCAAAAGCCACATATCCATAAGCCCAATTATTAGGGATTGAAATTATCCCCGCAGTTGCACATCTTAAAGCATAAGTAAGTCCGCTATACATAGCTACTGTATCAGTTACTGCATAAGCACCAGAAGAAACAGTCCAAGCATTACCAGTAGTGTAATCACCATCTGAGAATGTTTCTTGCAAGCTATATTTGCCCATCATTTGTAAAGGCGGAGTGGCTAATGATAAATAATCCGTACTCCCATCATAATCACCAGCGTACTGTATTGCCTTAGCTGTATCACTAACAGTTGAAGTGTATGCGGATAAATTACCAGAATAATCTTGTGCTCTAAAACGATAAAAGTATTCTGTTCCAGCAACTAATGGAGTATCAGTATAAGAACCAACTCCCTTTAGAACAGTATCTATTGCAGTTGTTGGATTTGTTGTTACATCACGGTAAACTATAATCCATTTCAAATCTAAGGCAGTTGGATCTACCCAACTCGCAGTAACTACTTCGGGAGTTCCTACTGCACTTGGTGAGGTTGGAACTGAAGGAGCTTCTTTGTCATCATCAAAGAATAGTAATAAGTTACTCTGCCCAAAACTTGCGAAGGTTGTCAATGCGAAAATTATAAATAAGTATTTTTTCATTCTAAACCTATATCTATTTCAGTTTCTTTATAAGCATCATGTGTGTAGGGGTTAATCAGATACACCGGAGTGTTATCTGCAACATCAACTATCCCACTTAATGCTATGTAATTTGTTGTATAGTTTATTCCTATTACTTGAACTCTATAAGTGCCAATTAAAAGACTATCTCCCTCAAGTTCTTGCCAATTCCAGCCGTCAAAAAATACTCTTGAATCAGTTACAAGGATGGTATCGTTATTTACAGTTCCGCTAATGTAGGTGTGTGGTCTGCCCGCATCTATCAAAGGTGCTTTGCCATTGTAATTAGCCAGAACACTATCATACAAATTACCTCTTACTGTTTGAGGTGTCCAGTAAGTCCAGTTTGGAATGCTGTCATCTGGTGCATCGAATACTGAAGTGGTGCGATAGCCATTAAGATTATTCTGGAACGTAACACCAGTCCACGCGGTGCTATTTGTTGTTTCTAAATCACCCGCCAAGAGATTTAATAGATTGTTACTTGATGTACCAAAATAGCTATAACTAAAAATGTTATTTGATGGACTTCCGGCATTATCATCCCAATAAATTATTGCAACACTATCACCGTCAATACCTGGATAATAAGTTTCCCAATTAGGGTCTCCACTTCTTGTGAAGGCATTGTTGAAAAAATAGTTGTTCTCAAATTTAGTGCTTCCCGCACTATAAATAAACCTCATTGCCATACCATAAGAACTATCAAGAACATTGTTATACATTCTTAGATTATAAATATCACTGCCAAACTGCACTCCACCAGCATTGTTCCATTCATTTCTTCTGCATGAGGTTCTTTTAATTACATTGTACCTTACAATATTACTGCCACCAGCTACACCAAAAGCCCCCAGTTCTCTATTATACTGGACAAAATTATTTGTTGCACTTTGTCTTAATCCACTTCCACTACGTTCAAAAAGATTAAAATCAACAATTATGCAACTATCTTTTGCCGTAGTTGTTCCCTGATCTATATCATAAACTCCGTGATGATACTGATTGTAGAACCTATTCAGTCTTATTAAAATGTGATGAGATACCTTCTCGCTTCCACCCTGACCAATGCCAATTAAACTATGGGGCGCATTCTTAAAAATATTATTGTAGAAATAGATATAGCCACTTCCGCCACCTCCGGCATTCCAAAGAGAAAACATATCGCTTGTGCAAACAGAATCTTGATCTCCGCATTCTGAAGCTGCAATGGGAAATCCACTTTCAAAGATACTGTTTTGAATAGTTAGGTATAGTGCTTGTGTACCAATGGCGGTGAACATTCCGCGTCCATCATGCGGGAAATGATAATTAGTGTTTTCATAATGATGGCAATAAATATTATCAAAAGTCAAACCAGAACTCCCATTTACAATAACCCAATTCTTACCGATTATCTCCGCATTTTCAATAGTTGCTCCGCTTATATTTTGAGCATTTACTACGTGCTGTTCGTTTGTTAGGTCTGAGTGTTGTAAAATGTATCTCCCATCTCCGCCATAAGAAGTATATACCACGTTGTTCTGAGGAACAAGAATAGCGTCATCACGAACTTCATTTATTTTAATTGCAACCGTATCCCCACCCACTAAAGTCCATGCGTTCACTTCTGCAATAGTAGTCGCTGAATCATCAACTGCATCTACATCTACACATAAATCACAAACATATTTATCGGCAGTTCCCGAAGGTGGTAATACTTCGCCGTAAATATAAAGCGTATCTCCACTCCAACACCATTCTTTTGTAGAATCAATCAAACTTTTATCTGTATTCTCGGTTCCCAATTCAGATCCAAAATAAACAGCAGTAACCTCAGTTGTTTGATCTTTCCAATAGTAAGCATTAGAAGCAGTACCATCTGAATAAATTATCAGCTTTGCCTTCTCAGCACCGGAGCTTAAATCATAAGCACTTGCACTTCTAAAAGTACTTGAGGTTGAACCATTATTTACATTAAATATCGTAATTGCTTGTGAACCAGTATAAGCGTAGTTTGTAAACAGTTCTCCGATAACACCGCCTAATCTAAATTTATAATTAGTCCCATTAACCCAGTCGGTTTGAAATGTAGTGTCTTTATAAGCAGTTGTTAGTGTTTCATACCTTACATCAAAGTCCGCATAGCCTGTTCCGAATGTAGGAGGGTTTCCCAAATCCTCACCATAGAATCTTAAAACAATATCATCAGCAGTATGAGAATCATAGGCAGTGTATTCAATCAATGCAGAATCATATCCAGAACGTTCAACTACGTTCACAAATCTTGTCGCAACCTTTACATTAGAATACTGAGCACCCATATTCAAATATTCCAAATCAAACAATCCAGTAGTGCCAGCCCTTGTTTTATCATCAGTTCCAGAACCAACGTAAAACGTATCTACAACCGCCCCACCTTCTGCACCTGGTACATAAGTATATCCGTTTAATCCATTCGTATAATTAAAATCTCCATAAGTGGCGATAACGAATGTCTTGGTTTTGGGAAATGGATAATCAAACGTTCCAGTTAAAAACATTGTATCTGTTACTGCATTTACCAACGCTTCACCAGCCGGATAGGTCAATTTCGAAGTCGCCCCAGTTAATCCATCATTTGCATCAAGCCCATTGTTACCATCTACGTAAATATTCGTAGAAGTATCAGGAACTATTAGTACCAAACTATCCCAATAATGCTTGCGATTAACAAGCATATTTCCTTGCGGGAATAGTTCAAAACACAATATGAAAATTAGACTAATATACTTTAACATAACGTATTGTAATTCCAAATATTGCTACATCACCAGTTGCACTAATTGTAGGAACTAACCAAGAATCTTTTGCTATTGCAACGTTATCAAGATCAACCCCACTTGCTTCCTCTTGATTTACATCTGCTGCCAAATCGGTATCCATGACATCAGTCGCAGCAGCAGTATTTGGGGTTGCTTCTGTCCGTTCTTCAATATTAAAAGTTACTGTATTAGCATCTGTGTATCCACTAACTTCTATAATTGTAATATCAGTAGGAACTTTCCACCCTGGCAAATCACCAGTTGTTACGGTGTCCATTATTCCCCAAGAATAGCTTAGGGTATCGGCTTTGAACCCAACTAAGGTATCTGCCTCTACCGTACCAAAGAACTTTGTATCTTGCGCAAAAGAATAGGAGGTAAATAATAGCATTATAAATAAAATTATTTTTTTCATTATTCGCTCCTCCAATAAGGTACGTTCCTTGAGGTTATTATCATCTCAATATTATATTTTGAATACCCATCGCTGTTACTATCAAATAGTTTTAATGTGCCTACATTACCGCTTGTTCTCCATGTTAATGTAGGTCTGTCTGTTTCTGTATACCCACCGATTCCAGATTCGTTCATAATCGTTGCAGCAGTAGCCATTGGGTTGCCTTCTACTGTGGTTGTGTCTTTTGCGTATGCTATGTAATTATAAACATTAATCCCCTTATCAACATCATTTGAAGAAGTAATCTTAATATTATAAACAGTCATCCCATCTAAAGAAGCTGTTATTTTCACACTATCAACTAACGTAATTGAATCACCCGCCGCAACTGCATGGAACGTAAATTTTTTAACCCCGTTATAAGCATCATCCATATCTGCAAGTCGATTCCCATTATAAGTGTTGTTGGACGTAACTTGCTTAATGTTGTTTGAACTTATGAATAAAGGATAATTAAAATAGCCATAAACATTATTGTTGTTTACATTCACGATCTGGTTAAACAAACTATCATTTGTCTCTACAAGATTCCATGAACCTGGATTTGTAAACGCTAACTTAATTCCATTATTTGCCGTGCTTTGTAAGGTATCTCTAAAAATATTATTTCCGCTTACATTAACAAATCTTGGAGGAACAGTACCGTTGGTAAAATAAATAACAGCATCTTGTTCACCATCAAATTCATCAGTGGTTACATTAGGATATAGAATGGTATTGTTTAGAATATTAATTGCATCTATTTGTGGTCTTGGATAACCAACCAATTTTGTTATAGCCACAAATACAGATAAGGGTGCTCTTGCCCCTCTTGAATTCATTGAATCTAAAGTATTCCCCTGTACTGTAAATGTTCCCGAAGGATACATCTGTGTGGTTGTTGAACTTTGGTAATCTCCTACTTGGATTGCATTCCACCAATAAAGACTATCCAAAACCGTTCTCCCTGTCGTTAGATAAAGAGAGGTTCTGTTGCCTAATAATCCTTCTAACCATAAAGAGTCTTGAGTAACTGTGTTGTTACTTATTATCACGTTCCTAACATGTTTCTCATATCCGGTATTACCATCTTCATTCACCGCATAAATTCCACAACTTCCAAAACCTTTTACTTTGTTTTCTGTAAATGTAATGTTCTGCCCTCCGTGTGCATCTACTCCTTTACGAGAGTTGTAATTTGCTTTTACACTATTCACAGTAATATTTTCATTGTTAAAGTTCCCTGAACTTCCAGGCGGATAAACGTATCTACCGATAAAACTTATTCCATATCCAGTATCGGGATTAGCAACTACATCATACCCCGCATAAGAATATTCTCCCTTTGAAATATTTGATTGCTTGGAATTCCCTATTAATAAATTTGCATAATGACTTGAATCCATGAAACAATTATCTACATCAAGATTATGAGGATTTACTATAAAAGTTCCCGCATATTTCCCACGTCTGACAGTTAAGTTTTTAAGAGTAACAATATCTATATCTCTGATACACAAAACACTCTGGAATACATTTGTTGCCGAAGTATAACCATACAATTCCCCACCAGTAATCCCCACTCGCTTACCATTTATAATTATAATTTCTCCAATAGGATGATAGTAATCGGTTGAAGGTACATTATCGGCAGAGGTAATCTTTGCATCTTTGGCAAAAATTATATCCATTTCACCGCCAGCTAAGTCCCACTTGATGCTATCTCTTATTGTATATTGTCCTGTTAAAAGTATTTGTCTCGTACCTACCGAATCACCACATCTTTGTATGGCAACAGTAGTGTCGCTTTGATAGATTAAATATTGTTCCGGTGTAGAAAACTGCCCATAATTAAGGATAGTAATATTTTGTGTAAGTGTGTCAACACCACCCTCACCTAAATTGTTAATTACAGAATCTATTCTCGTATTGAGTACACCAACTGAATCGCTTAATCTTGCATCGGTTGCGGTTGTGCTGTCGCCTATCGCGGCTTTTACTTCTGTTGAATCCCAAAACCTTCCGAGAGAATCTCTTATAAAGGCTTGTACTGTATTTGTATCTCCCATTGCATGGAGGTTCCTAAGATACGCTATTGTGTCTGGCAACTCCTTAACTTGGTCGATGCGAATATTCTGTCCCGATATACACCCCACAAAAATAAACGCTATAATTAAAAATAATTTCTTCATAAGTGTTTACTCGTTTTCGATTGTGTAAATGTTTCCATCATTCATAAACGTAAGCTGATCATTACCGTCTGTCCTATGGATTTCGGGGAAATGATTCTTAACTTCTTGTATCCAGCCGTTTTCTGTTAATAAAAACTCAGTTTTGTTTGTAGCGTCATAGATCCTAATTCTGTAAGAGTTGTGTTTGTCTCTCACGGCTTGTATCTTTGTCTTGTCTGGAATAACTGAAGCATCAAGATATTTATCAAGGATGGTGTCCTTAAGTAATCCCTTCACGTTATAACCGTTGCCTACGTTCATAATGTAAATGTCAAATAATCCGCACCAAAGTATTATTCCACCAAGATTTGCTATGCTATTTAAGGTCACACATGAAATCCCGAACAATGGTTCTCTGCCCGCTCCGGTGTCTGGATCAATGCTTACAACTGATTTATCTTTTAGTATCAATAATTCATTTGTAGGCAATAACGCCATACCTAAAGTTTTGTTGCTGTCGAATTTCTCTAACTCGCGAAAATTACTGAACGATGCCAAATCATACATGTAAGCGCCGCTTGAATGGATGTGGCTTACCAAAATATAGTTTTCGTATCTCTTTTCAACGTAAGGATTCAAATAATAAACTCTTTTGTTATACTCTAACGCCTGATCCCATCCTTTGACTAAGTTGTAAGTAGGAGTGTATCCTAACTCAGAGTTCATCTCGGTTCCGTTTGATAAATTACCCAACAAATAATCTGCCGATTGAATGACAATATTATCTATTCCTATTCTTGTTATTGTATTCCCTAAAGCATCTGCGCTCGCTTGTAATAATAATTTTCCATAAAGATTCATCGTTACTGAATGCTGATGCCAACTTCCATCATTTGATAACGTGACTTCTTGATATTCTACATCATCTTCTCCACTTCCGAATGGATTAGGATAAGGTGAGGTTGAACCTATTTTTAACACTATCCCGCTAACATTGGTTTTTACATAAAAACTTACACTAACTTTTTGAGTTGTATAAGTAATTATTGGAGAGGTTAATTTCATTATCATAGAATAATATTGAGTATTCTTCCATAATAAGAAATAACTTCCATTCTGAGGAGTTCGTAATCCGCAATATAGATGATGAGATCCAGATTGAGATCCGGAAGTGTTTATATCCGCTCCTCCATAAGTTCCAGCTAATTTGAACGTACTTGCATCAACCCATTTTACGAAATAATCAGTATCAGCAACTAAACCAGTTGGTAAAGCTCCGGTTGTATACAATCTTATTTTCTGCCCATCAGCTAATCCATGGTTCGCTTTTGTTAGCACACATGGACTTGCGATTGTCATTGTTACACCGTTCACCTGCCCTACATCATCATCTTCAGACTCAAAACTACATCCCCAAGTATCCTGTGCTGACCATCCACCAATACTATTAGTATCGCTTGTTGGTTTCGCTGCATTATCGTCTGTTATTAGATCTGCAGCTTCAATAATAATTATTCTGCCTTGTTCGTCTATTTTCCATGTAGTATTTAGGAACGTATCGGTTCTTAAAGGATTCGTCTTGACCTTATACCAAGTGGTCTGATCAGTGCTTTTATATAAATTTAATTGTGTTATCCTTGTACTTAATTTGTTGATATAGGCAAAAGGATAAATTTTAATATCATCATCCCCACCGGCAACAATTATTTCATTTTCAGCTAATAGTTGTTCCTGATACCCATCTATTAACCCGGTTAAGCGAAAATAATATGTGTTTGCTGTAAGGGTTCCGCTAGTTGCAGTTAGATCAACTCCGAATAAATTTTTATCTGCTACATGGGTATCTAGGATCACCGCATCGTTAGTAGCAAAAGCTAGTAATGCTGCACTTGTCAAATCAGCATGTGAAGCCGTAAAATCAAATTGATTCAGCATTAAATAACTTTTTCTATAACCTACCATCAATCCCGGCCTATTCGCCTTACCACCAAATCCTATTCTTAAGTCATTATTCACATGATGGAACTGTATCTCATCCCAAGTTGCTGTGTATAGTTCTGCCATTGCTGTAAGATCAACGAAGTTTTTCATTATTAACAAAACATCGTTTTCTTCCCAATAACTATCGTAAGCCGTATGAACAATTCTTGTGTGCCCTACTTGAATTTTAGAAGTAATTATTTTCGCATATTGTCCTTTTGTTTTATTGTAAATAGTCCATCCCACCAAGGCATCATCGCTTAAGCTAAAACTATCAAACGCAATTATCATATTAGGATAAGTCGAATCACTCTCTACTTTTACTCTTGTGATAATTGTTTTGTTCAGCCATTGCCAAGCATCTGTCCAGGCCGATCCGTTCCAGTAAGGTCTTATCCACATACACAGCATGTTTTGTGTATCCGTAACTCCACTTGTCGCTACTGGTTGTACTGTGCCCTTCTCAAGCAAGCATGTTACTTCTTGCCCGGTTGATAATGCTTGTCTGTCGAAAAAGAAATCATAGGTTAAAAATCCTCTGTAATGAACCGCGTGTACTCCGCTTTGGGTTCCACTTGTGTTTATGCTCGTTCCGTTATAAGTAGCACTAACCGCAAACGTATCCACGGTTAAGTAATTCACATAATAAGTAGTCCCGGCCACTAAACCAGTCGGCAACGCCCCGGTTGTGCTGAAGGTGATCCCTTGCCCTTGTCTCAATCCATGACTTGTTTCTGTTATTACTCCTGGACTTGCAATAGTTATTGCTACGCTTGATAATGTGTTCTTAATCGAACTATCGGAAGGATAATCATACTTTAGTGTGTAACCTTTTCTCACTCTTAATGCACCGGGTTTTCTGTGGGTGTGAAGGTTTTTTAGTAACTGAGCAGAGTTCTTTGGACCTGATACTTGGTTACTCACCATACCAACAGCATCAGCTAATTCGATAGGTTCCCATGGTTTTTTATTTATTGTCTCTGCCATAATATTTTAACTAAGCACTTTATAAAAACTTTGAACCAATTACCGCTCCCTCTTACTACCGCATATTTTTTGTTATGTCTTAATTCAATCTGATGTATTCCGTCGTGACTAAGTGATTGAACTATCATAATATTCACATCTTTTATTCAGTCTCGTAAGTATCTTTCAAATATAGTCCGTAAGCCGTTTCTGCAATTTTATCCTCCCACTGCTCGGCAAATGGTGAATCAACAGTTGCATGATTTTGTACGAGATATCCTCCGGTTGTCGGCAACAACGGATATTTAATATATAATATCAGCACCCCAAATATCGAAGCTTGAGGAAACACACATAGTTGATTCTTTAGTTGAATCAGTGCCGGATTACTTGCACTTGCCTGATACTGTGCATATTTAGCAGTTTTAGCAAAAGGATAAGCGCTCTCCTTCCATATTCTTAATGGCACGGCAGTTGTAGCGTTGTTATAGGCCCCGATTATCCTAAAGATATGCAGATATGGACTTGCGAAAGTATAGTTTCCGCTTGATAATGTTATTGCCGCGCTCAACTCAACTAATTCCGGGAACATCCCCGCGAACAAATCAGCTATCTTAGTCGGATCGCTTACACCGGCTTTAACTGCGTTCTCAAAAACACCATTCCACTGATCATTAAAAAACTTCATTAACCCGCGATTGACATAATCAGTTATTTGAGCTGCAGTGAGAATGTAACCAGCCGGCATAGCTGCACTCCCGGTGAATGTAGTGACAAATTCATCAGGTATGCGCTTCAAGAAGGAAATACAGAGATTATCAAACTTAGGTGTTGCCATTAGTACCAGTTCCTTTCGTTCTTTCTGCCTTCATATACGCTTGCCCTCTCAATCGTTCCTCTTTTCATCGGAATGGTATGTTTGATGTCCTCAAATTCTTTTTCATAATATCCTTTATATTCATCCCGGGATTTACCTTCTAGATATTCTGCGGTTACACCATACTCCAATGCTTTATCCCATTCGTTATCTAGTTCTGGTTCAACTGTAACGCTTACACTTCCTTGGCCGCTTTTCTGATAAACTATTAGGTCGATTGTTTCACCGTCAAAATCGCTATCCGGTATTGGGTAAACATGAAGTCTGTTCTTTATTATTGTGCCGATTAACGGTTGATGTGTGTTTACTACTGCGTTCCCGAATGCTGAATATATGATATAATTGCAAATTAATGTATCATCGCTCGCCGGAGCTAACGGTGCGGGTAAGCCAGTATGAGTGAATGTGACTGTAGAATTAACTATCGAATAATCTGTGTCCCTTACTTGTAAAACACCGTTGAAAAATATTTCTTCACTGTCTGCGGTAATTTCTTCGGGGATGGTGAACACAAGATTGCTTCCGTTCTTAGTCCCCAACATATCTACGCCGGTCTTGATGTAAGAACTGAATTGGATCCCGGCAATTAAACTCGCTAAGCCAGTCCAGGTAATATCCTCACCATCAATTAACTTAGCATATTCTACGTTCGAAACTACTTGGAATGGATAAAGGAAAGTATCGGGTTGACGCACAACCTTAATAGAAGCAACATTATTCTTATAAGTTGTTGCGTCCGGATCAGCAGAAGCATCTTCAGTTGTTAAGGCATATTCATCAATATCTGTAGCAAGAGTAAGAGTGATCAGTTTGTCCGGATTTACTCTTGCAATTATTCTGTCCTGAAGTTTTGTTAGTTCTTCATAGATTTCTTCATCTAAAATTTCATTGATCGTTATTCCATGTCTACTAAGGTTTCTGAAGACTCTGCTAACAAGTTTCTGTGACCTGTTATCAGCCATTCATTTACCTTATTCTTCTTTAGCGTTCTTAACTTCAAGTTCCTGTGCTATCATAACCGCAAGTTTCGGTACACCTGTGTTAGGATGTGCCTTAAGTTCCAACGCCTCGCAGATGGCTAATAGATCAGTTTGCTTCAACTCTTTCAACTCATCTTCGGTTGCTGCCGGATGTACGGTTAGGTATGCCTTAGCATCAAAGGCTGGGGGTTGATTGGAACCGCCAGCAGGGGGTTCTGGTTCTTTATCTTCCGGCTTGTATAAACCGTCCACGATTTTGTAAATGTTAGGATATGCTTCGCTGTAAGCTTTAGCAACTTCAGGTATTACTTCCAAAGGAACATTAGCTTTAAAGTCATAATTTAAGTCTTCTTTATTTGGGAAGCTGCTTTTGTTTTTTGATATCCGTAAAAGTTTATCAACCTTACATACTAATAGTGCCATATTATTATTCCTCAATAAAAATATTATTAAAATAAAGGCGGTTGTTTTCCCGCCTTATTGAATTAAACTGAATTAGGATACTACGGTTAAATTGACGTAATACCAGTCACCAACAACAGCAGTTGTAGATTTAGCTGCTTTATACGCTAACCTGTAAGTGCCACTGTCCTTAATGAAAAGCATGCTACCGATATCCATGTTACCATAAACTGTTAGGTCTATGGCTACGCTGGTATCATTGAAAGCAGCATTCCATATAATTACTTGTGCGCCTGAGTCGGGATCCTTCCCTGACCAAGCTCTTACGGCTGACAATAAGTTGGCATTAGCAGCACTAATATTCAGTAACTCGCCAATATCGTCAAATCCTAATTCTCGCATTGGGTAATACTTTATACCCGCACCTACACCAAGACTATCGCCCATGATTTAGTTCTCCTATTTTATTCGTTAATAAAAATAATGGGGAGATAAACTCCCCTAAAAATTACCAGCTCGGACTATTTGGTGAATAAGTAGCAACAATAAGAGAACTTGTATTCTCTTTGAAGTTACCGGCTGTACTCCAGAAACCATCGTTATCGTAGATATCGGATCGGTTGTAACCAACGATAGTGTCACTTGCCTCACCCTCCTTGGACTCATAATCCCAAGTCATTGACTTGAACCCTAATGACTTTGCAAATCCGCACATCACAGCACTTGCTCCAAAGAAGAATGCCAATTTTCTGTCACTCGACATAATCGGATTACTGAATGGATTGCTTGGTCCATAGTTCACGGTTCCGCGAGTGCTGGCATAAGAAGTCTCACCACTTGTCCATACACCGGGAGCGTTACTATCAACCAAAATCAATGTACGGCTGTATTTATATGCACTGATCTCTCCGCCGAATATGGGTGAATTCACACCTTCCTTTTGAATCAATGCAGTGTGGGCAGCAAGAAATTCAGAATCTTCCATAAGCTGAAGTGCTTGTGCATCGTTAATTACTGCAACTAACTTAATAGGCATTTCTCCTACTTTAGTTGAAGTAATTTTCTTTTGTCCGGCATAAAATTCAGCAGTACGGATTACCTTCGCACTCATTTTATCTGTGCTTACGTTAGTTAAGGTATCAAGTGCAGTTGCTACTGCGGTTTCGTAAGTTGCAGCCGTGTCACTCCATGTAACAGCGCCTTCACCGGCAACATAGAAATTAGGATGCGATTGCTGACTAAATACATTACCAAATCCGCCTAACGTTTTAGCTGCAAGAATATTCCTTGAAAATCTTCGGGTTAGCGCATCATAAGGAGCCCAACCTTGCCATTTCTGATTATAAACAATAAACTCTTCTTTGTTAGCATCCATTATCGCCATGATCAGTTTTTTATTAAGTGCTTGCTCTCCCATCAATCCATCGCGCTTTAGCGCTGCTTTTCTTACCCGGTTGATTATCGCTTTATTATAAGCAAATTTACGACTCTCCTCATTACCCATTGCCGGATTATCTCCGTAAATAGCTTCCTCAGTAAACGGATAACCAATCGGAATATCCATTTCCCATCCGCCCTGATGTTGGAAATCGGTTAATATCTCAATCGGCTTAAAGGTTGGTTTTAGTGTCCGTGCTTTTGATGCACCGAATGGTACTGTCTGAGGATATTTGCCATTTATCCCACCGATAAAACCAAGCATATCAGCCCAAACCGGGATCTGATACCATTGTGCGGCTTTCAATTCATTGTTGAGAATGCTTCTGTAAGCTCTCAATCGATCATTTAGTAAACCCATTTTATACTCCTATTCAGAATTTTCTAATTGTAGTTTAAGTTTTTGTAGTGCTTGTTCATCTGTCATTTCGGAGATTTTTTTCGGGTCAAATAAATCGGTTTTAACGTTACTCGTAGTCTTATCTTGCAATGTATTCAGGTTCGTTTCCTTTACTCTTTCGATTTCCTTTTTAGTAGTTTCAGATTCCTTACTGTTAAGTAATCTCAAAATTTCAAAGTTATGTTCGTAGATGAACTTCTTGGCCAAAGGTGTATTCCCGCTTTTATCTTTTTCGTCACGGTAAAACGCAAGATCGCCCACATGACCGATAACGTAAGGATCTGAATATTCTCCATTGTAAGCAAGATCATTCAAGATTTCATTTTCTAACAAACCAGTTTTTCCATTTTTCTTAAGTGTCAAATCAACTCCCAAATCTTTAGGAGATAAACCTAACTTCTTCAGATTGTTCTCGATTTGCTTGACTTCGTTTTCAAGTCTTCCGTTATTTATTGGGACCCAGTTATTTTTTAGATAAGCTACTTTTCTGAAGTCTTCCGTTATCTTGGTTTGAGTTTCCTTAATTTCGTTGGTGAACTCAATAGCTCCTCGTAAATCCTCATCCTGTAGTTCCCTGAGCCATTCTTTGTGTTCTACAGAGTCCATATCTTCCGGCATGGCTGGATACTTGGATTTGAGGCGTTTCACAACTTCATTACTTATAGCTTTCTTAACCTCCGGTGTGTCCTCCAGTTCAGGCAATTCTATTTTTGGCGGTTCTTTTTTGATTTCTTCTTGAACTGATTTCTCTGTTCTACCTACTTCTCTTTGAGTTTCGATAAATGTTTTAACCAATTCCTCATCAGTTGAACCCTTTATTTTTTCTGCAATAGCGTTGATTGCCTGTTCATTATCCTTTATGTAAGGACTTTTAACGGCTATTGCGTTAGCTGCCGCTTTAGCTAATTCTTCTTTGCTCTTACCAAGAAAATTTGTGAGTATTGCTCGATTTTCTTCAGGTTGGCTTTTGATGAACTCATCGGTTACTAAAAATTCCTTTGGTTTATCCTCTGTTTTAGGAGCCTCGGATGATTTGTCTGATTTGTCAGATTCATCCTTTTCGGCATTTTCAATTTCTTCCTCAATAAGTTCTTTAGCAGCTTTAAGTTCTTCGGGGTCAGTAATATTATTAAGTATATTTACTTGCTCGTCTTCCTCTAACCCCATTGTTTCTACTTTTTCGTCATCATCTAATAATTCTAGTGCCATGATAAATTTCCTTTCGCTGATCCTATCACTAAGATTGCCAGCATTTGTTTATTAAAAATTATTTTTCTTTCTCACACAGCGCTGAAATTTCTTAGTTGTCTTTACCGGGTTTGATAAATAACAAATCAAGTGTGCCTGCGCGGATATCACGTCTTACATTCTGCACGGCTATACGATATTGATTGGTTAATCTACCGGATGAAAATGTTAAAACACCTGTAGAATCTGTTGTTAGTATTCTTGTGGATGTTGTTGCAAGTGTAGTTCCCGAACCCTTTGACATATCGCAAAGCGTATCAGCAGCTACCGTATCTGTCGTACTTTGATAACAAGCCATCAACCTAATGCTAAAATTGGCAGTATCGCCATAAGCATTAACATTTTTCCATCGGAAATATACCGGGTAGTTTGTAGAACCCGTGGAAGAGGTTGTTGGATAAGATCCTAAGAATTCACCAACTTCTATTACCTTCGATAATAGAACTGGTGCGGTTGTAACAGAATCCATCGTGAAAGTTGCTCTGATATGCTTGGCGACAACTTCGCCTTGTGAATTCCGAATATTATCATCATTCCAAGTTACCCAGGCATTCGTTTGCGCTAAGGCCAAAGAACTTAACAAAAGAAACGCAGTACAAAGAACCGAGAAAAATAGTCTTTTCATTTTAACTACTCCTGTTGATTTAGTTTAAAAACAAAAAGCGGTTTACTATCCACGATGGATAATAAACCGCTCCTTTATTATGGTCTACGATTTTTACTTAATTAACACGTCAAATATTTATAAGAACTTTTTCATATACTGCCGACATCCTTCAATCATGCCGGCAGTACGAAAGGAGGCCACTATGAAAAACAAACAGTTATAAAATAATTTCTAATTATTTATTAGTCAATATGTAATTCTACATTATTTTCTTTGAATAAGAATTTTTCCATTTAGAACAAACCCACAAATAGATTTACAGAATAAACAATTATTTTTGCTATAAATAATAGAACAGCACAAAGTGGCCGTAGAAAAAATATCGTGAACAAAATATAAATCCACTCATCGTCTTCTTCTTTAGCATTATTCTCTATTGGACAATATCCCCGCCAATCTTTATTTTGTTTTTTCATTTATTCCCAAAATGTTGTTAAGATCATTAAAAATTCAGCCATAATTACAAAGAAATAACTTACAAATATTTTCTTGTTTGTTGCCATTTTTTTAAGTAATACCAAAACAGATACAGCAAATAAAGAAAAAAATATTGGGTTTATGCTTGAATAATGCACCAATGCACCAGTGAAAACATGACCTTGATTATACCAATTTACACCAACACTACTTGCGAATGCTGGCATTCCACCGAAACTAAGAGGGTTCCACAAAGTTTCATCTATACTCTGATAAACCATTAACCAACCCCAAGTATCTGAAATATTGAAAATAGCAAGGATTGAAACTATAAGAGAGAAGTCTCTCCAATTTCGTTTATCCTTAAATCCTGTAATATATTTTATTTTCTCTTCGGGAGGACAGCTAGTCCATATAATAGTGCCCATAAATATACAGAGCAACGCTCCTACACCCAGCCCAATAATGGGTAACCACGTATCATCCATTTCGTTTCTCCCTAAAATATTCTATTGGTTTTAGTACGTTCCACTCACCGAGTGCTTTCATTATGTCTTTATTCCGGATGAGAATTTTATAAGCATAGTCGAAGTATCTCCCTATACCTAAGTGGAATAAAACATTACTCGTTTTTCCTATCAACGGCACTGGAATTTTCTTAATCCTTGCAAGTTGGTTGTTTATCCAGTTGATTCTGTTTTCATCAACGATGCCTCGGAAATTCTTAGGATTGAGTAAATCGCTCATACTTAATGAATGATATGCTACTCTTAGGTCCTGTCCCCAATCTCGGCTTGCCCTAATGTTATCAACATCAAGTCCTACCTTCTTAAAATAATCTTTTGCCCAGCTTCCCCAACGATCCTTCTCCGGTAAGTTCAGTTGGCTCATTGCTACATCAATATCATAATAGGGTGTGTATGCTTTAAAATATTTCTCAATTATCCTCATGCCTAAACTTGAGCATCCTATTCTCCCTCTCCGCGCATAAACTATTCTGAAGAGTTCATCTTCTCGCAGCCGT